ATATTAAAAAGACAATTAAAGAAGCTCTGAAGTGGATATGGCAATTTCCACAGAACATGTTAGCTGTATGCCTTGAAGGTATATTGTGTAATGCAGCTACAAGAGGTATTAAGGAAGATGGCAATCAGATAATATGGTGTGATGTATTGCCTTCTGCTATGTCATTGGGTGATTATCTATTTATGCCTACTGATGCTACTAAGGAAAGTATAGAGCATGAATGTGGTCATAGTAGACAATCTGATATACTTGGACCATTGTATCTGATAGTCATTGGAATACCTTCAATAATACATAACATTGTACATGCTGTATGTAGTAAATTAGGTCTTAATTGGGATTATTACAAATTTTATACTGAGCATTGGTTAATGGGTGATAGTGATTAATAGCTTGTTTTGATGAATAGCACTCAAAATCAATCTTAATACTACTCTTCCTGACAATGCAGTAAACACTGATAATGAGAGAGATATAAAATAGTTGATAAAATAATTCCTCAAAGATTTGCATATCTCAAAAATTTTACTTATCTTTGCAGTGCAATTAAGGATAAAAGGATATGCAAAACAATAATAGGCAACTAATTGAAGGTACATAAGATTGGTTTTGGTTGGTAATTTAGTGTTAGAAGGAATACCACTTGAACCATTGTGTTAAGTAGTATTCCTTTTCTTTTATATTGCTGTTTGGTGTAATGGTAGTCACATAAGATTTTGGCTCTTATAGTAGAGGTTCGAGTCCTCTAACAGCAACAATAAATGCCCTCTTAGTATAATGGATAATGCAAGGGTCTTCTAAGCCTTTAATGTGGGTTCGATTCCCTCAGGGGGTACATAAATATTGGGTTAGAATAGGTGGTCAGTTCATCAGACTTTCAATCTGAAGAGAGGAGTTCAAGTCTCCTACCCAATACTAAATGGTGTCATCTGCTAAATGGTGAGGCAACCAGTCTCTCAAACTGGAAATCTGAGTTCAATTCTCAGTGACACTACATATTATAGGGTGTGTAGCATAGTGGTTAATGTGCCTGACTGTCAATCAGGAGATTGGGGTTCAATTCCCCCACATCCTGCCAATGGAGGAGTAACTCAGTGGGACTGGGAACTGTCTTGAAAACAGATTGAGCAGTAAAATGCTTGGGGGTCGGGACCTCATTCCTCCGCAATAAAAAGAGTAAAACATGAATAGTAAGAGACTTGGGAATATTGGAGAAGCAAAAACCCTATCAAAATTTGTAGAGTTAGGAATACCTGTTTATATACCATTTGGTGATACAGAATCTGCTGATTTAATTGCTGAGTTTGGAGGAAAGCTAAATAAGATTCAGTGTAAAACTACTTCTTCTGTAAAGGAGGGCAGTATTTCTTGGATGCTAAAATCTACTATAGTAACATCAAGTAATAAGTTTAGAACACACAGATACACAAAAGAAGAGGTTGATTATTTTGCATTATATCATAGTATATTTGATATACTATTGTTAGTACCTATAAATGTAGTAGAGGGTAAAATATCAATATCTTTTACCTATCCATACAAAAAGGTAAAGACGGCTAATAATCAAAAGGATTACAAAGATTTTACTTTTGAAAAGGTTATTGGAGAGTAAACTATTAAGGTGATAGTCCTGTCTGCTAAACAGTGAGTGCCTTAATAAGGCATTTGTTTCGAGTACAATGCTCTCCGCAAATATAGAGTAGTAGGGTAATTGGTTAGCCCCCTGCATTTGGGATGCAGTGATATTGCAAGTTCGAGTCTTGTCTACTCTACTAATGGGGTTTGTGGTGTAATTGGCTAACACACTTCTTTTGCAAAGAAGAGTTTAGGGTTCAAGTCCCATCAGACACCCCAATATACTGGTATAGCATAATGGTTAGTGCAGGAGTCTTATACACTCAAGATGAAGGTTCAAGTCCTTATACCAGTACTATCTTGGAGTACCTGAGTGGTCTAAGGGCACAGACTGCAAATCTGATGATTCGTGGGTTCAAATCCCACCTCCAAGTCTTATAAGCTCCTATAGCTGAATTGGTCAAAGCAATAGTCTCTTAAACTATGGATTCAAGGTTCGAGTCCTTGTGGGAGCACATATTCCCCTATAGCTGAATGGTAAAGCTGCACACTTTTAATGTGAGGATTATAGGTTCGAGTCCTATTGGGGGAACTAAAATGGGTACATAACAGCAGCAGACTGTAAATCTGCCCTCCTTTAACAAATTGCTGTATTGGACTTTGGAGTAGGGGAGTTCGAGTCTCTCTGTGCCCACTTAAATAGAAATCATTGTCCTTGACTTATGGAAGGTGATGCAGGTAGAGATGCAAATAAGTCATTATGGAGACTTGGTGTAGGTGGTTATTGCACGGCAGTCTGAAAAACTGTAGGCTTGAGGTTCAATTCCCAGAGTCTCCACTAAATTATAGATTATGAAAGCATGTTCTAAGTGTGGAAAAATAAAAGAAGATTCTGAATTTTTCTGGAAGAATAAAGAGAAAGGAGTATTACATTCTTACTGCAAAGAATGTAAGAGGGAATTAGATAGGAAATCATACTCCTCTAATTCGCATAATAGAAAAGAGAAAATTAGAGAAAGGCAAAGAAAAGTACAGGAAGAATTAAAAGAGTATGTAACCAAACTAAAGAAAGAATCTCGCTGTAGTATATGTGGGGAAGGCAGATGGTATGTCCTTGACTTTCATCATTTGGGAGGAAAAGAACATACTATAGCAGCTCTAATTAAGAGAGGATGTTCTATTGATACTCTTAAAGAAGAGTTGGCAAAATGTCAGTTAGTATGCTCTAACTGCCATAGAGAAATTCATTATAATGAAAAACATCTAAAGTAAATAATGCTCCTGTGGTGGAATTGGAATACACACTGACCTCAAAAGTCAGGGCTTGAAATAGAGATTAAGAGTTCGACTCTCTTCAGGAGTACAATATGCCCTCTTGGTGGAATTTGGTAGACACACCAGTCTTAGAAACTGGGATGAAGTAATAGTAGTGTGTGAGTTCGAGTCTCACAGGGGGTACAAATAATTGAAAAATAATTAGCATTTTATTTGCATATTCCAAATAAAATACTTACCTTTGCATTATCAAATAAACAATAAGGCTTATGTATGGTGATGATATGTTATTGACACCACTTGAAACAATGAAACAAGAAGACCCTAATATGAATCCCTCTGAGTTCTTTATTAGCTTCTTGAATAGACTTGAAGGGTGGAAAACAAAGTGTAAAAACTTGCATTGGGCAGCACCTAAGAAGAATATACATGTATATCTTGATGAATTTCTGAGCATACTTTCAGACTATCAAGACAGTCTTGCAGAAGGATACATGGGGATACTTGGTAAGATGCAACCTAATGTTATAAAAGGTACTCCAAGTGATACTCTTAATGCTATAGATTTCATAAATGAAGTAAGAGGTGCTACTGTAGTATTCTATGATAAGATACCACAGGAGACTGTATATAAGGGTATTACTTCAGAGTGTGAGACATTCATTCAGAATATTAATAAGTATAAGTATCTATTTGAACTTTGTGATATTAGACCTTATTAATATATAATGGCTCAATGGTGGAACTGGCATACACAAGGGACTTAAAATCCCTCGCCCTTTAGGGATTGAGGGTTCAAATCCCTCTTGAGCTACAATGTCTTCTTCTTTCAATGGTTAGGAAACTGGCTTTGTAACCCAGTAATGTCAGTTCGATTCTGACAGAAGCCTCAACAAGTTAGTAAAAGCTGTATTCCATTCAGTGAGAGGCTAACACTCCTTAGTCCAATGGAAACCCCAAAGTGAGCTGACACTATAACAAGCTGTATATGGGTGGAATGTGAAGGAGGGTGCAAGTTAAGGTGAAACCTTGCAATGCCAAAGTACCAAATGCAAAATCTTTGGCTTTATGTAGGTATGGTGTTAGTGGTTAGCATATGACATTGCCAATGTCAAGGGGCTGGTTCAAATCCAGTTATCTACTCAAATGCAGGTATAGTATAAAGGTCAGTATGTGACACTTCCAATGTCAATGTGACAGTTCGAGTCTGTCTATCTGCACTTATATGTGGGGTAGTGTAAGGGTAACATTTGAGGCTCATAACCTCAAGACAGTAATTGCTTGTGAAGGTTCGAGTCCTTCCCCCGCAACTAATTTTAGTTAAGATATGGAAGAAATTGAAAAGAATAAAATGGTAAGAACTAAGAAGGTTTCTGAAACCAATGTGGTTCACCAAATTATGACTGCAATGGCAGCTAATACAATTAGGGAGATTGTAAGAACTGCTAATGAAGAGGAAATAAAAAGAGAAGACATTGTTTCCCTTCTGAAGGAAAATGGTCAATTTGTGTTAGTGTACTACAAGTAATAACATAACATTGTGAAATATGGAAGAGCAGAAGAAAATTGAAAGAGACCTGATGAGTCAAGAAGAGTTTGAGGATTATATCTCAAAAGGTATCATAGTTCTACACTTGATTACCTATGATGGAGTTCATAGATTTAAGTCAATTAGAAGAGCTATGAGAAGAGGACATGTGACTGCTGAGGGTATTGTAATGCCAAGAAGACCTTTCAATAATAGAGCTAATACAAGCAAAAGGAAAGGGGTACACAGTAGAAGTACTAATGAGTTAAAGAAGAAGATTTATGGACAACTTAAACAATACCAGAGAAGAGCATCCTAAAGAATATTATGATGCAATCCCAGTGGTCTATTGTAAGAATTGTCTCTCATTAAAAGTCATGGTTCTTAATGACAAGGTGGACTACTGTGATGAATGTGGATGTACTGACACAGATTCTACAGATATAGAATCTTGGAGGGAGATGTATAAAAAGAAGTATGGTAAAACTTTTTAATAAATAATAAAATGGAAGAGAACAAAGAAGCAAAAGTAGAAATGAAGCCTACTCTTGAGGCTGCAAGACCTGAAAAGATGTCTTATGAGCAACTTGAAAACATTGCTCATCAGTTGAGCAACCAAGCAAAGCAACTGTATGCAAAATTGCAGGAAGCCAACATGGTTAATATGTTCAAGAGACTTGATTACCTGTTCAAGGTAGTGGAGAATGCACATGCCTTTAGTGAGGAGTTTGTAGCTAAGTGTGTGGCTGAGATTGAAGACCTAATGACAGTTCCTGAGACTGAGGAGGAGACAGAAGATAAACCTGAAGAGTAATTTATAATGAAGGAAGAGTGGAAAGATATAGAAGGATATAATGGATTATATCAAGTATCCAATCTTGGTAGAGTTAGGTGTATCAGAATATTAAAACCTGCACTTACTGAAGATGGCTACTTAAAAGTAGTTCTTCAGGATAAGAGAAATATTAAAACATCTACTATACACAGGTTAGTAGCTAAATCTTTCCTACCTGACTATTCTGATGATTTACAAGTGAATCATAAGAATGAAGTTAAAACTGACAACAGAGTAGAAAATCTTGAAATGTTATCTTCAAAAGATAACAATAACTATGGTAGCAGAAATGAAAGAATATCTAAAGCTTTGGGAAAAAGAGTTATTCAACTTACTATATTCAATGAACCTATAGCTGAATACTATTCTACATCTCAAGCATCAAAACAAACTGGAATTTCTCATAGAAATATTGCTACTTGCTGTAGAGGAGAAAGAATTTCTGCTGGAGGATATAAATGGAAATATAAAGATGGTTAAGAAAGCAAATAACATCGTCAGGATTCCTACTTCATTAAATGGTAAGTTCTTTAGATATTGGTTTGAGTTCTTAGAGCCTTTTCATAAATTAACTGATAGAGAGATTGATGTAATCACAAGCTTTGTAAAGCAAAGATATGAACTCAGTAAAGTTATTAAGGATAATGACATTCTTGATAAGGTTACAATGAGTGAAGATACTAAAAGGAAGGTAAGGGAAGAGTGCAATATCACTCTTCCTCACTTCCAAGTGATTATGGGAAAACTGAGAAAGAATAAAGTCATAGTTGATGGTAAGATAAACCCAAGATTTATCCCAAACATTGATGAAGAGACTGGTACTTTCCAACTATTGTTACTTTTTGAATTGAAATGAATTATCCTGATATAATTGGTAAGGTCTCACAAGAGATGGATATACCACTTGAAGTGGTAGACACAGCCTACAAATCTTATTGGAAGTTCATAAAACAAACTATACAGTCCTTACCATTAAAGGATGATATTAGTGAAGAGGAATTTGCTAAACTAAGAACAAATTTCAATATTCCATCATTAGGCAAATTGACTTGTACATTTGACAGGATGATGGGTGTTAAGAAAAGATTCAAATATATTAGACAGATAAGGGAGAAGAAATGAAAAAATTATTTATTAGTCAGCCCATGAAGGGTAAGACAAATGAAGAAATAGAAGCTGAAAGAGCCAAAGCTGTGGAAGAGGCTAAAGCAGTACTCAATGATGATGTAGAAGTGATTGATAGCTTCTTCAAAGATGCACCAGTAGATGCAAGACCTTTGTGGTTCTTAGGTAAATCAATTGAGCTATTATCTGTGGCAGATGCTGCATATTTTGCTAAAGACTGGGACAAATATAGAGGTTGTAAAATTGAGCACTCTTGTGCTATAGAATATGGTATAAAAGTTATTGAGTATGTTGAAGGTTAAGAAAATAAAGCCAATGTTCACTGCACTTATCACTACAATGGATAAGTATGAGGAGGATGTGAGAACATCTGGAGGATTGCTTGATGTAACTAAGCAACAAGGTGGACTAAAGGAATATCAGACTGTACTTGCAATTGGTAGTTCAGTAAGAGATATTAAAGTTGGAGATTTGGTTTGTGTAAACCCTACAAGATTTGCTGTCAAGCAACATCAGGCAGGCACACTCAAGGATGGTGTAGTTACTGACAATCCTGTAGTAAAGTATAACTTTGATGTGATTGAGATGGATGGTAAGCAATGCCTTCTACTTCAAGATAGAGATATTGATTTCATAATTGAGGAATATGAAGAGGTTCCAGACCCAACTCCTTCAACCTTGATTAAGCCAGAAGAGAAGAAGCTGATTGTATAATTATAGGAGAGCCTGTTGGGAGGATTAAACCTAACAGGCTCTTTTTCTTTTATTTTAGTTATGATAAGATTGTTCAAATATGAGGGTTATAAAATGGTAATTGAGCCTGAGGCTCTACTATTGAAGCCCTTCAAACAGATATGGCAAAGAGACAGGACACAGAATAAGGATAAAGCCATGATGGAGTTGGGCTTCATTTATTTTTTCTGTGACCCCAGAAGTGATTATCAGTATCTTACTGATGAAGAACAAAGAAAGCAGGCTATTAAAGAAGGTGAAGGATTGCCTGAGAAATGGGAACCTGACAAAGTAGTATTGGCTGCTATGGAATTTTATAACAGCTTCAAGCCTACTTCTGCACTTCTTCTTGAAGACACAAGATATGCAGTTGATAAATTAAGGAAGCTGTTGAGAGACATAGACCTTACACAAACAGATGACAAGGGTAAGCCTATATATACACTGAATACAATTACAGCTACTATCAAACAAGTTCCATCACTTGTGAAGGATTTGGATGATGCTGAAAAAGCTATATCTAAGGAATCTATGGTAGCTGGTAAAATGAGAGGTCAAGGTGAGAAGACAATAATGGAAGATGGACTAAACATTTAAGGTATGAAAGCAGAAGATATTATAGAAGGACTTAACAGGTCTATTGAAGATAAGAGAGATGCACTCAAGATAAAGACTACTGGACATCTTGTACTTCAGAGGACTGTAAAGCCACATCAAACATTTAAGGCATACAAGGAATATGAGTCTGTGATATGGTTTGTAAAAGGTGGCAAGAAGTATAGAGTAATAACAGTAAAAGAGACTGCAAAAGTCCTTGATGGTCAGGAAGAGGCTATGATAAGGAGGATGAATGTAGAGCTTAGTAGACTGATATTCAATTGGATAGGCTCTAATTTCTATGAACAGGTTGTAAAGGGAGAGTACAATGGATATATTGATGAATAAGTATCAAACTCAAATAACTGATGAGTTGCTTAGTGGATTGCCACAAGAAGTACAAGACCAGTTATTAGACATAATCAATAATGTAGAGTTTGTTAAGAGATTGATTTCTCCTGCAAGACAATATGCCAAAGACAGACCAAGAGACTCACAGGGTAGAATAATAGTGGACTTAGTTAATCCCCATATTCTTGAGGATATGGATTACTTTAGACCTACTGCACTTCACTATAAGAAGTATGGGTGTTTTACAAGCCTAAGACCTAATGCCAATCCTAATAGTGAGTATGGTAAATGGATTAGACAGGAGAGAGATAGATGTTGGAATGGATATGTAAGAGAGTCTGATGGTGAGTGGGTTACAGGACCTCTTTACTTCTATATGAATTACTGTCCTATTATACAATCAAAGATTAGGAAAGGTACTAAGCAGGCAGATAGAATTGTGGACTTCCCTGAAATGTGGGAAGGTATTTATTGGAGATTTCATTATATGGAACAAGCCAGAAGGGGTGGTCTATATAATGACTTCTTAGGTGGTAATCATGGTGCAGAGTTAGCCTCCAGAGGTAAATCAAAGTCCTATTCAATGGCTTCAATTCTTACTCATAACTTTGTATTAGGTGAGAATAGTACAGCCTGTGAAGAGATTGTATCTATTGCTACAGCCTATCAGAAAGAGTACTTGACAAAGGATGGTGTGCTTAATAAATTTGTCTCAATGGCTAATTTCTGTGCTGAACATACCCAGTTCCCAAGAAAAAGGCTTAAATCATCTCTTCAAGACATGGTTTGGAAAATGGGATATAAGGATTTGGAGCTTGATATTGAGAAGGGTACACAAAACTCAGTATTGGGAGTATCATCAAAAGATGATGAGTCCAAATTAAGAGGTAAGAGAGCTGCATTTATTGGTATTGAGGAGTTTGGTACATTCCCAAGATTGATTGACCTATATAATGTAATGCTTCCTTCTGTACAGGAAGGTGATTATGTGTTTGGTCTTATGTACTTACAGGGTACTGCTGGTGATAATGAATCAGACTTTGCTGGTGCTCAGGAGATTATGTATAACCCAAGGGGTTATAATATGTATGCTTTGCCTAATGTGTATGATAAAAACAACCAAGGTAAAAGATACTTTGTATTCTTCTTTCCGGGATATATCAATAGAAAAGGATGCTATAATAGAGATGGTGTATCTGATGTAGTACAGGCACTGATTGAGATATTGATGAACAGGTATAGGGTTAAGTATAATTCTACTGACCCTAATACTGTAATCAAGACTATTGCTGAGGTTCCTATTACTCCTGCTGAAGCTATTGTAAAGACTGGTGTCAATATGTTCCCAGTAACTGACCTTACTGAAAGATTAGGTCAATTGGATGCAAACCCAAGAGAGTATGATGATGTATATGTGGGTGACTTGACTATCAATAGTAGTAAGGAGGTGGAATTTAAGCCTACTTCAGACCAACCTATAAGGGAATTTCCACATAAGGATAACAAGATAGAAGGTGCTATTGAGATATATAAGCTACCTGAGAAAGACAGGTCAGGCAGAGTATTTGATAATAGATACATATTAGGGTGTGACCCTTATGATGATGATGAGTCAAATACTATGTCTCTTGGTTCTGTATATGTGCTTGATTTATGGACTGACAAGGTAGTAGCTGAGTACACAGGTAGACCATTATTTGCAGATGACTTCTATGAGATTTGCAGAAAGATGTGTCTATTTTACAATGGCAGAATGAATTATGAAAATAACAAGAAGGGATTATTTGCATATTTCTCAAAGATGAATTGCCTGTATCTGCTTACTGATGTACTTGACTTCTTGAAAGACAAAGATATGGTCAAGGGTAGCTCCTATGGAAATAAGGCTAAAGGTACTAATGCTACAGCAGCCATAAATGCTTATGCAAAAAACCTATTAAGGTCTTGGCTATTAAGACCAGTTCCTGTAATACAAACAATTGATGGTGAGGACCAAGAAGTAATGATTCCCAATCTATATACTTTGAGGTCAAGAGCATTGATAAAGGAGCTTATATTGTACAATTCAGAAGGTAACTTTGATAGAATCTCATCTATGGGTATGCTTATGTTGCTTAGAGAAGATAAGATGATTCTCTATAAGGGTGAGGTAAGCAAGAGTAAGGAAGAGGATGCCTCTGCTTCATACTTAGGCAATGACCCATTCTTTAAGAAGAACTATGATGCAAAGTTCAAACAGTAAATTTAGCAAAAATAGATGTAAATACTTAATAAATCACTTATATACTTGTATAAGTGATTTATTTTGCTTATTTTTGCACGAAAATAAAATGAATCAAATATGTCTGAATTAATAAATTTACCACCACAACAACTGCCTTTTAGTAAGAAGAACAAGGCTTGGAGAAAGAGGCACTTGGATTGGGCAGATAGCAAGACTTTCTTTAACTATAGTCTTGTGAGAAAATCCGTGATTCATAAGAAGATTAACTATGACTTGTTGAATGGTAAGCTTCACATGACAGACTTGGAGCTTGTACTGAACCCTGAGAATATAAGAGCTGGTTTTGTACCTGATAGAATACAACACTATCCTATCATGAATAGCAAATTGAATGTTCTTAGAGGTGAGGAATCAAAGAGAGTATTTGACTATAGAGTAGTAGTTACTAACCCTAATGCCATCTCTGAGATTGAGAATAACAAGAAAGGAGAATTACTTCAAAGACTTCAGCAGCTTATAGCTGATACATCACAGTCAGAAGAGGAGTTTAATCAGGAGCTTGAGAAGCTGAATGATTATTATACTTATGAGTGGCAAGATATGAGAGAGGTAAGGGCAAATGCTCTTCTCAATCATTATGTAAAAGAATATAATATTCCTCTGCTGTTCAATAATGGCTTTATGGATGCTATGGCTGTGGGAGAGGAGATATATCAATGTGATATAGTAGGTGGAGAGCCTGTTACTGAAAGACTTAATCCATTAAAGGTGAGAATCTTCAAGTCTGGATATTCTAATAGGATAGAAGATGCAGACATGATTATTATAGAGGACTATTGGAGTCCGGGAAGAGTAATAGATACTTACTATGATGTATTAAGTAAGAAAGACATGGAATATATAGAAAAACTGCCTGACCATGTTGGTCAAGCCTCTGTAGATTCTATGGATAACATTGATGAGAGATTTGGGTATGTGAATAATCACATGGTAGGAGAAGAAATAAGTACTGATGGATTCTATTTTGACCCATTCAATTTATTCTCAGACTCCATCTCAAATTCCCTTCTTCCTTATGACTTAGCTGGCAACCTTAGAGTACTTAGAGTATATTGGAAGTCAAGAAGAAGAATCAAGAAGGTTAAATCTTATGACCCAGAGACAGGAGAAGAGGTATATAACTTCTACCCTGAAACTTACATCATTGATAAGGATGCTGGAGAAGAGGAACAGATTTTCTACATAAATGAAGCTTGGGAGGGTACAAAGATTGGTACTGATATTTATGTGAATATGAGACCAAGAGTTGTACAATACAATAGGCTGTCCAACCCATCAAGATGCCACTTTGGTATTATAGGTTCTATATACAACCTCAATGATAGTAGACCATTCTCTCTTGTAGATATGATGAAGCAGTATAATTACTTGTATGATGCTATTCATGATAGACTGAACAAGATGATGGCTAAGAATTGGGGAAAGATATTGAAGCTTGATTTAGCAAAGATACCTAAAGGATGGGATGTTGAAAAGTGGATGTATTATGCAAAGGCTAATGGTCTTGCAGTTGAAGATAGCTTTAGGGAAGGTAATATTGGTGCTTCAACAGGTAAGCTTGCAGGTGCTCTTAATAATGCCTCTTCTGGAGTAATTGATGCTGAGTTTGGTAATTCAATACAGCAACAGATTAATCTCCTTGAGTTTATCAAGATGGAGATGTCAGAAGTAGCAGGTATTACAAGACAAAGAGAAGGTCAAGTAAGTAATAGAGAAACTGTAGGTGGTGTAGAAAGAGCAACTCTACAATCCTCACATATCACAGAATGGTTGTTTGTACAGCATGATGATGTCAAGAAGAGAGTTTTAGAGTGTTTTCTTGAGACAGCTAAAATAGCACTTAAAGGTAGAAGTAAGAAATTCCAATACATATTATCAGATAATTCAATAAGAGTTATGGAGATTGATGGTGATGAATTTGCTGAAGCTGACTATGGATTGGTAGTAGATAATAGTCAAGGTATTCAAGAGTTATCTCAGAAACTTGATGTATTAGCACAAGCAGCACTTCAAAACCAGACTCTGTCATTCTCAACTATTATGAAGTTATACAGTTCAAGCTCTCTTGCAGAAAAACAGAGACTTGTAGAGAAAGATGAACAAGCTATACAAGAAAGAAATGCTCAAGCACAGCAACAGCAATTAGAGTCTCAACAGCAGATTGCACAAATAGAGGCTGAGCAGAGACAAGCTGAACTTCAACAGAAAGAACAGGCTAATATCAGAGATAATGAGACTAAACTCATGATAGCTCAAATACAAGCTAACAATAAAGATGATGATGGTATTGTAGAGCAGGAATTTTCTGAGGAAGCCAAGGCAAATCTGATGGAGAAAATGAGAGAGTTCAATGAGAGATTAAAGCTTGATAGAGATAAATTAAATCATGATAAGAAGAAGCATGAGGATGAAATATCTGTAAAAAGACAAGCATTAAGAAAGAAAACAGTAAATACTAAGTAATATGATAATAATTAAGAACATTGTTATATCTGAAGTAGCACCTGACCTCAAAGAGGTTGGGTGGCTACTACCATTACAAGATGGTACTTTTAAGCTCAGATTCTTCAGTTCTAATGGTTGGGTAGATGCAGCATCTGGAGTACAAGGACCTAAAGGGGATGTTGGTCCACAAGGACCCCAAGGCTTACAAGGACCAGCAGGTCCTAAGGGAGATAAGGGTGAAAAAGGAGACACAGGTGAGACTGGACCCCAAGGTCCTATTGGACCAAAGGGAGATAAAGGAGATAAGGGTGATACAGGTGCTCAGGGACCAGCAGGACAAAATGGGGCACAAGGTGCAACAGGACCTGCTGGTGCAGATGGTAAGTCAATAACTTCCATAGCATTAACCACTAATGCAGAAGGTGCTGTAACTGGAGGTACAGCTACTTTAAGTGATGAATCTATAATACAAATAACAGTAACTCAATCATAATATGGGTAAAGTAAGAAAATTAAGAGAGGATGAGTTAGTAGGAGGTGCAAGCAGTACAGATGTCTATCCTATAACTTCTACTCAAGCTGTATTTAATGGTAGAAATGTTCCTCTTAATAAAACTTTAGTTAGGAATCTTCCTATTAATGTATCACTTGAATATAGTGATAGTGACATACCAGATACTTTAACTCTATTGCAGGCAGTTAATAAAATACCTACTACTGATAGGGTGTTAGGATTAAATTGCAGATTCCTATCTGCTGAAGGTTGGAAGAATTATATATATATAGGTTCTACTACAGAAGCAAGTGATTGGGGATTAACTGCTAATTGGTTGGAATATACTAATACTACTCAATTAGCAGAAGTAGAGGGTAGTGTAACAAGTCTGAAAAAATCCACAAATGCTATATTGGGTGTAGAGAATGAAAGGACTTTATCCACCGATATATCAATAGATGGTAAGTATGTATCCAACAATGGAAATTTAGTTGATCATGACGCATATATGATTTCATCTTCTATAGAGATGAGTAAGGGAGAGACTGTGTATTTTAATGCAAGGGCAGCAAGTATAGTTGCTGTGATTTCTAAAGTGCAGGAGGGTACATATACACCATTGTTACTGGGAGCAGGAGTAGGTGGAGATGCCACTACTGAATATTCATATACAATGGAGGAAGATTGTTCAATAGTCATATCCTCTTTGAAATCATCTTGGGGTGGTAATGTTAATATTGCAAAATCTAATATTGCAGGCACTCAACTTGCTCTTAAAGAGCAACAAGATGTGCAAGGACGTGAGATAGAATCATTAGGAGAGTCATTCAAGAATATTGGATACTCTGCTTCTTTAGAAGAAGCACAAGTAGGCATAAATGGAAAATATATTAGGTTCTCTGATGGAGAACTTGTTGAATATGACAGATACTACATATCCACTCCTATAGCAGTAAAGAGGGGACAATATATAGCAGTAACTGCCGCAGCATCAAGTCTGGTAGCAGTTATTTCATCTAAAAATGATGATGGAACATACAAACCCTTAGTAAGGGGCATATCAGCTTCTGAAGTTAATACCTTTAGCTATTTAGCTAATGAAGATATTGATATAGTAATATCCAACTGTACCTCTGTTAAAGAGAAGGCAGAAGTTAATATAATTGATTTATTAGCCTTTGAGTTAATAGCTGATATGAACTCTTTAGACTCCAGTGATATAGAATATACAGGACCCTTACAAGGATATACATCTGCTCTCACAGTAAGTAAACCAAAGAGGGGAGATAATCTCATACTTAATATATCAAGTGATGATAAGGAGTCTCTTCTAAGAATTAGAATAGATGAAGGTAAAAATACAAGTTGGTATAGTGGTTATTCCATGTTATATACAAGTTTTAAGATTAAAAAAGATGTAGAGACAGTAAGTATCCAATTCTATTCTACAAATAACTCAAATGTAAGCTACTTCATAAGAGTAAATCCTATTACTGCCATTGCTACTTCAGCTTATGAAGATAGGCTAAAAGAACTGGATAGTATTTCAGAGCCAACTATAAATTTACCCAACAATATACAATATAAAGATATTGTGGTAGATACTCAAATACTTTACAATAATCTTACTGAGACAATAAAGACTAAGATTTCTGAAGGCAGTACTAATCTAAATATAATATTCAAAGATAATGTATTTAAATTCAATAACCAGAACTTGATTTCTCTTTCAGGGATTTCAAATTCTTCCGTAAATCTGAGATTTTGTTGTGATAATGCTAAGATTGTATCTGATGGTAAACAGTATAGTAGAGAAAATAGAACTGCTCTAAGTGGAGCAAGGAATGTGTTTGATACTGATTCTACTTTTAACTATAAAAATTCCATAGTAGTAAATGAGGATTATATCTACCCAGACATAAATGGAGGTAATGGAATATTTCATTTTACAGACCATATAACTGTAGTAAATTCAAGTTCTTACATATATAAAGCCCCTATACCACAAGATATTGACCTTAGTGGGTTAGTTGGGAAAAAAGTGTGCTTCACAGCATGGTGGGCAGGAATATTTGCAGATATAACAGATGCCAAAGAGGAGGAAGGAAAGAAATATATATATTTCAAAATCTCAGTAGGAGATGCAAGCTATGTTGATGCAGATTTAACAAATTATGGTGTGTATCCTATTGTTAAAATACTTAATCTTGAAGATAAGTCAGCAAGCAACTCTTATTATATAGAGGATGGGAAAATACATTTACCTGATGCAGATATAGTATATCAGTGTGAATATCCACAATTTATAGATATTACAAATTCTACATTAGGAAGTGTTATCTTTTGCAATATGTATTTTATTGGTTCTGCTGATTCAGGTAAGCCATTAATAAATGCTTCAGGCACATCAAATGTATTTGTACTAAATAGCACCTTTAAGAATATTGGTCATGCTTGCATATTCAATACAACTTCTAATGGAGATAATGGTAACATCCTTGTGAAAGGATGTACATTCTATAAGTGTAAGCATCCTGTTTACTTAAATGGTAACAATAGCTCTGTTAGAGATAATGTATTTGAAAAGTCGGGATATTACTGGAAGTCAGGATATGCTGTCTACATGTTAAGAGGTAAAAACTTCTACATAGGACATAATACTATAAAAGACTTCACTTATTCTGCTATATTTGTATCTGGAGGTACTAATGTAGACCAGACTGGAAATACTGGAATCATTGAATACAACACAATTGAGACAGTCGATTGGGATACAGATTACATAGAACATCAACTAATAGATAGTGGAGCTATTCAAATATCTATAGTTAATTTCCCTGTGATTATTAGACATAACTTTATAGATAACTATAAGACAAGAAAATCAGGCAGGGGAATAATGATGGGTGGTAATTGCAGTCAAATAGCAATATATAAGAATCTAATTACTAACACTCCATCATATTCAGCTATTGACTTTTACAAGGGTACAGAGAAAAATCAATACTATCCTAATGGAGTTGAAGATTTATTAATGTACAATATTGTTGAAGGTTGTATTCATATGGTAGGTGGTGATGATTTTACTGACTATCCATCTTATATTAAAGATAATAATGATTGTGTATGTGGCTATAACTTAATTGGTAATACAGGATATAACATATCTAATCAGTCCCCCTCAAAGTCAATTTCAGATGTACCTTACTTTGAGATACCAATTATTGATGATTCCTTTTCTTACAAGAATAAAGGGCATATATTGCTATCATATGATGTTTCTTCTTGGAACTTGTCTGATTTCATAATGGGGAAATTACAACTTTCAATAAAGTGATGTGTACAAAATTAATAAATCACTTATACTCTTGTATAAGTGATTTATTTTTTATATATTTGCGTCCTAAAAGGAGAAAGTTATGATAAAGAGATATGTAAGAATAGGTATAGTAGTAGTAATAGGACTACTCATTACAAGTATATGTATATTATATAATGATAACCAAAATCTTAAAGAAGAGTTATCTGTCTCAATTTCAAATGAGAAAGCTTTTATGATGGAGAACTCTATATTAAAAGATAAAAATAGAGTATTTCAGCTAACAGTAGAGCAGCTTGAGTATTCCAATGACTCCCTGTTTGTTAAAATGAATGAGGTAAGAGAAGAGTTGAAGATAAAGGATAAAGACCTGAAGCAAATGCAATATCTTCTGTCAGAAGCTCAGAAGAAAGATACTATTGTATTTAGAGATACTATATTCAGAGACCCATTGGTAAGAGTTGATACATTATTGGGAGATAGGTGGTATCAATTAAAATTGGGACTCAGATACCCAAGTACAATCATAACTGAGCCTAAGTTTGTTAGTGAGAAGTACATAATAGTGGATTATAGGAAAGAGACTGTAGACCCACCTAAGAAGTGCTTTATTGCAAGATGGTTCCAGAAGAAACACAAAGTAGTAGAAGTTGAAGTTGTTGAGAAGAACCCTTATATTGAGAACAAACAACAAAGATTCATTGAAATTGTAAAGTAAGGTATTATGATTGATGTAGGTATTCTAATTACTGGTGGGATAGGTTTAGTTACTACAGTAGTCAGTGGCTGGACTTCATGGTTCTTCGCAAGAAAGAAGTACAATACTGAGGTGGATTCTAATGAAATTGAAAATCTGAAGAAGTCACTTGAGTTTTATGAGAGTATTGTAAAGGACAACAATAAGAAACTTCAGTTCTATATTGACTTGGCTGAAAATAACAGGATAGAAGTTTATAGATTGAAGGGTGTTATTCATAGACTATTAAATAACTCATGTCTTGATAATGGTTGTATCAAGAGAAAGTTCTACACAGAAGAACAGATTAGAGAAATATTAGGGGAGGTAGCTCCCCATACAGAGGAGAATAAAGATGAAACTAAAGCTTGAGAGAAAGTATTTTAAGGACACCTATACAATAGGTAATCTTTATGTTGATGGCTCATTCTTTTCTAATACTCTTGAAGACAAGAATAGGGATGTGAATAAGAATGGGAAGTTTGACAATGGGGAAGCAAAGGTTTATGGAGAGACTTGTATTCCTTTTGGCACATACAAGATAGTGGTAAATATGTCTCCTAAGTTCAAAAGGGAACTACCAAGACTGCTTGATGTACCTTCATTTGAAGGTATCCTGATTCACAGAGGAAATACTGCTAAAGACTCAGCAGGTTGCATACTTGTAGGGGAGAACAAGGCAGTAGGAAAGGTACTTAACTCAACTCCTTATGAGGAAAGGCTGGTTAAAATGATGAAGGAAGCTATTGCAAGAGGAGAAGAAATAACTATAGAAATTGTCTAACCATTAAATACTGTTATTATGGCAAAGAAATGTGGTTGCAAAGGTAAAGGCAAAGGTAAAAAGAGTAAGTAACAATTAAAATTTAATCATTATGGCAAGAAGAACTGGGAGACCTAATAGTATAGAGGATGGGTATAATTTGAAGGAGGGAGGTTCAAGAGGAGAACTTTCCACTGAGAGTCTTGCAAAAATGAGTAAATCACTCAAGAGGGGATATTCTGAATTTCCAGAGAGAAGAGAGAAAATAAGAAATAAAGCATTAGGCAGGAAGATGCCAAAAGATACAAGATGTAAGATAAGCCTGAATCACTCAAAGTCTAATCTATTAAAAATTAATGGTGAAGTTGGAAGTATAAGGTATTGGGCACTGAAGATAGGAAAATCTCATAGTGCTTTATCTTATAGACTGAAAACACATGGAATAGATAACCTAAAGAAATATATAGAACAAAGAATTAAGTTGGTCTAAGAAAGACTTGGATGAATTTGTCAGGAAGAGTAGAGATAATCACAGCTTGCTTAATAATGTCCATAATAGAGTTTGTTGAAATGACTAAGAGGAGAAAAAGTCATGGTAACACAAAAGAAGATAAATATACCCATCTTTGACTATAAATTAACTATAGTCATATTTGATAAGTGGGAAGAAGTAGAGCACTTGTTTGATGGTGGTCCAGAGCCAAGAGCCATAACAAAATCTCAGTATGGAGCATCATTAGTAGCTGTGAACTCTAAGAGAGGAAGTAGTATTGTCCATGAAGCTGAACATATAAAGAATAATATATGGGACTTCATTGGATATAGACCTCAAAGAGACAATGATGAGGTAGATGCCTACTTGATTACCTACATATATAACAAGATTGTAGATGTATTCTACAAGCATGATAAGGTAGCTAAATAACAGCTACTTTTTTTTTTGTCATTATTAGTAATATAATGCTAAATTAAAGCCCTGTAACTTAATAAGTTATGGGGCTTTTTAGTAATGATAGGCATCCTGATATATTTGACTTACCTTTGCACTTGTAAGCTTACAGAAGAGAAATAATTTATTAACTAATTTCAAAAATTGCTATTATGGAAATTATTGAAAAGCAAGTAGAAAAGACAAAGGAAGTTCCTTATGGTTACTGGGAAAACTGTGGCTATGGAGGCTATGGCTATGGTAGAAATGTCAATGGCAAGGCTAATGCAGGTCTGACTCTTGGTATTATAGGTACTGTACTTGGTGGTGCTGCATTGCTTGGTAGAAGAAATGGCTTCAATCTGTTTGGCAATTCTGCTGGAACTTCAGGTAGTGATGCTAACATAGCTATTGCATCTTGTGGTGGAGTTGGAAGTGGCTATGGGTATGCTGCTCCTACTGCATTCCAAGCATGGGAAAAGAGCTGTGAGGACACTCTTGCCCTACAGAAAGGTCTTTATGACTGGGCATTGGCACAGCAATCACAAAGATTTGCTGATAGACAAACTCTAAATGCTGAGTTATTCAGTGTTTGGAAGAGTCAAGTTGATGCTGACTTTGGTCTATACAAGAGCACAAGAGATGGATTTGATGTATTGAGTGCTAAGCAAAATGCTGATGCTTTCAATCTATACAAGTCACAGAGAGATGCTGATGATTCTATCAGACAAGAACTGTCTGACTTGAAGGCACAAGTAGCTATTAATGCTGCTATAAGACCATATCAGGACAAGCTTATCCAATGTGAGATTGACAAGGCATTCACTGCTGGTATCAAATCTTGCCCTTTCTTTTTATGTATAAGATAAATGTTTTTCTTATACTATTATAAGAGCATTCTTTATGTACTTGCGTAAGTCTGAAATTGTGCATATCTTTGCATTGTTTTAATAAACAAGAAGTAGAAGATATGGAAGAAGAACTAAGTTTAGATAACATCTTAGGAGCAGATGAAATAGAGAATCTGTTTGTAGATGATGAAGAGACACAGGAGACTCCACCTGCCAATGAGGAGACCTCTGAAAAAGAGGATAAAGACAAGAACAAAGAAGAAACTACTGAGGTTGTTGATGTAGATACTTTATTTACTGAAGAACCAGAGAGCGTAGGTAGTGGAAAAGAGGATAATAAGGAAAAGGAAGGTACTGAATCTGACAAGGATAAAGGTACTTCTCCCAAAAACAACTTCTACTCTTCCATTGCCAAAGCCTTGAAAGAAGAAGGTATCTTCCCAGACCTTGATGATGAGACTGCTGATAAGATTAAAGCACCTGAGGACTTTGCTGAGGCTGTTGAGAAACAGATTCAAGCAAGATTTGATGAGAGACAGAAGAGAATTGATGAGGCATTGAATGCTGGTATTGAGCCTTCTGAGATAAAAAGATATGAGAATACACTCAGCTATCTTAACTCTCTTCAAGACAGTGCAATCTCTGATGAGACTGACAAGGGTGAGAAATTGAGACAGCAACTCATTTTCCAAGATTTCATTAACAGAGGTTATAGTAAGGAAAGAGCACAAAGAGAAGTGCAGAAGTCCTTTAACTCTGGTACTGATATAGAAGATGCTAAAGAGGCTTTAGCAAGTAATAAGGAGTTCTTCCAAAATGAGTATGATAATCTTGTTAAGGAAGCTCAAGAAGAGGAGAAAAGAGAAGCTCAGGAAAGAAAAGAGCAGGCAGAGAAATTAAAGAAATCTATCCTTGAGGACACTAAAGTATTTGGAGATATTCAAGTAGACAAAGCCACAAGACAGAAAGTATTTGATAATATCAGTAAGCCTGTTTACAAAGACCCCGAAACAGGAGAATTATTCACAGCCATACAAAAGTATGAGATGGAGAATAGAACTGAGTTCCTCAAGAATGTAGGCTTGCTTTTCACACTGACTGATGGCTTTAAGAATCTTGATGGTCTGGTTAAAGGCAAGGTAAGAAAAGAAGTAAAGAAAGGTCTTAGGGAATTAGAGCATACTCTCAACAATACATCAAGAACCTCAGATGGAAATTTGAAGTTTGCAAGTGGAGTTGAGGATGACCCAGAATCTTTCATTGGAAAAGGTTGGGACCTTGATGTCTAAACATATTAAATAACTGATAAATAATTAAAGATTTATGGCTGGAAAGTTAGGTAAATTTCAAATGGTAGGCTTCCAACACTGGAAGGGACTTACTAAGGAGAATCACTTGGGTTCTATCTTTCAGTTAGCTCCACAGAAGGCTACAAACCTAATGGTTCAATTGCTTGCCTATTACAGAGGAAAGACCCTTGATACATTCCTGAATCAATTCCCTACAAGAGAATTTGAGGATGATAATGAGTATTACTGGGATGTAATTGGCTCTTCAAGAAGAAACATTCCTCTTGTGGAGGCAAGAAATGAAAATGGCACTGTTGTTACTGCAAGTAGTGGTAATGTTGGTGTAGGAACTACTCCTTTCTATCTTGTATTCCCTGAAGATTGGTTTGCTGATGGTGAGGTAATTGTAGGTCACTTGAATCAGGTATATCCTTTCAGAATCCTTGGTGATGCAAGAATGGAAGGAACTAATGCTGTCTACAAGGTAGAGCTGATGGGTGGTAATACCACAGGTTGCCCTGCTGAGAGATTACTTGCAGGTGAAAGATTCTCTGTAGACTTTGCTCCTGTAGAGAAGGAACTATCAAGAAAGGTTGGTGATGTAAGATTCACAAGCCCTGTTTCTATGAGAAATGAGTGGTCTACAATTAGAATCCAACATAAAGTTCCGGGTTCTATGCTTAATAAGAAGTTGGCTGTAGGTGTGCCTATTACTAAGGCTACTGAAAGTGGCAAGCTTGTTAAGTCTGTAGCTACAATGTGGATGCACAATGTAGACTGGGAAGTAGAGCAGCAATTCTCTGAATATAAGAACAATGCACTTGCATTTGGTACTTCTAACAGAAATGCTAATGGTGAGTACATGAACTTTGGCAAGTCAGGTAATGTAATCAAGACTGGTGCTGGTCTATTTGAGCAAATGGAAGTAGCCAACACTATGTATTACAATACATTCTCACTGAAGTTGCTTGAGGATGCACTGTATGAGCTATCTGCTGCTAAGTTGGACTTTGGTGATAGATACTTCTTAATCAAGACAGGTGAAAGAGGTGCTATTCAGTTCCACAAGGCTGTACTGAATGTAGTATCAGGTTGGACTCAATTTGTACTTGACAACAGTTCAATTGGTGTAATTGAGAAGACACAATCAAGACTTCACTCTAACTCTCTATCTGCTGGATTCCAGTTTGTAGAGTATAAAGCACCTAATGGTGTAAGAGTTAAGATTGATGTAGACCCATTCTATGATGACCCAGTAAGAAATAAAATCCTTCACCCACTTGGTGGTGTGGCTATGTCTTACAGATATGATATTATGTACATTGGTACTATGGACCAACCTAATATCTTCAAGTGTAAGATTAAGGGTGATACTGAATACAGAGGTTATCAGTGGGGTCTGAGAAACCCATTCACAGGACAAAAGGGTAATCCTTATATGTCATTTGATGAGGACTCAGCAGTTATTCACAGAATGGCTACACTTGGTATCTGTGTTCTTGACCCAACAAGAACTATGTCACTAATCCCTGCTGTACTACAGGGCTAATGATACAAGGGGAGGAAAGGTAATCTTCCCTCCCCATTTTTACTATCATGGAGATTTGGAAAGATATTAAAGGTTTTGAAGGTAAGTATGAAATTAGTAATCTTGGTAGGATTAGAAGTCTATCAAGGTTTAAGGTAGGTAAATCTAATTCCTCATTTATAACAAAAGAGAGAATATTATCTCTTAGCTTTAATAAAGATGGCTATAAGAAATGTTCTCTTCACAAGAATGGTAAGAGATTTACATACCAAGTTCATAGATTAGTTGCAGAAGCATTTATTCCAAATATAAGTAACTTACCTCAAGTAAATCATAAAGATTGGGACAGAACCAATAACAGAGTAGAAAATCTTGAATGGTGTACTTACAAGTATAACTCAGAAAATAGGAGGATAAAATCCAATAAATCTTTCACTGATTATGGGATAACTCAATATGATTTTCAAGGTAGATATGTAAACACCTATGATAGTATAAACTCTGCCTCATTATATACAGATATAATACCTTATCGTATCAAGTTGTGTGCAGATGGTATTATTAATCAAGCAGGCGGATATATTTGGAAGTATGTAAAATAAAGGAGAAGATATGGCAAAAGAAAAAATGGAAGAGAAAGTAGATTACACAGCTCCTGACTTTGATATTGATGAAACCCCAATGCAGGAGATGCCTCTACAAGAAGTACCAAAAGAAGAAGTAAAAACAAGACCCTCAAAGCCAGCTAAGAAGGCTGTGTCAGTAGAAGATGATACCCTTGTAAGCTGTTTGAGAAATGAAAGAGTGATTGTAAGACATATTCCAAAGGAAGGTGGCATGGTTACTAACCCTAAACACATTCTATTTGGAGGCATGGCTGAGAATGCCACAAGAACTTTTGTAGTTCCAAGACTATCCTCAGGTATGTTTGTTAATGTCCTTACAGACAAAGAGAAGGCTTTCCTTGAGGAAGTGATGGGCTTAGAGTACAATGCTCTTAGCATTTATAAGAAGGTTGATAACTTCTGGGATGATAGTAATGAGAATGGTATCTCAAGAGTGAGATTGACTAAGCAAGACAATTATCTTAACCTTGCTGACCCAGAGGATTACATCAGATACAAGATACTATTGGCAAATAAGGATTTTATTGCTCCTTCACTGCAAGCATTACAGGATAATCCTAAGGCTACTTATCAATTTGTCATCATATCAGAAGGTGAAGAGACCAAGACAGCTAAGGATAATATGAGCACCACAATGAGATGCTATAAGGAGTTTGGTAAGATTGAGAATGATATTGATACTCTAAGAGTAATAATTGAGTCTATTGATGGAAGACCTACTTCTCCTTCAGCTAAACTTGAGTTCTTGCAGACAAAGATTAATAACCTTATCCAAGCTGACAGCAAGATATTCTTGAGAGTAATCACAGACCCTCTTTTGAGTACTAAGGTTCTTATCAAGAAGAGCATTGAATTAGGTCTAATCTCAAATAGAGGTAATTACCTATATCTGAGAAGTGATAACTCTCCTCTATGTGAGGCTAATGAAGAGCCAACATTAAATATAGCTGCTAAGTACCTTAATGCTCCAAAACACCAAGACATTAAGTTTGCTTTGGAAGCTAACCTAAAATAAGAGAATATGACAACACAGGAATTTTCAAATGAATTTGATGTTCTGTACAATAATATAATGAGCAATCAAGCTCCGGGTCTTGATGAGTATGAAAAGTCAGTCTTTCTTACAAAAGCCCAAAGTGAGATATTGAAAAACTACTTCAATCCAAAGGGCAATAAATACCAAGAAGGATTTGATGATAGTGAGAAAAGACAGATAGACTTTTCTACTCTCATTAAGACAGTGAAGCCAGCTACTTATGTAGGCAGCTCTTATGTTAAGTTTGATGACAGAAGTCAGTTATTTCAAATGCCAAGTGATATTCTGTTTGTGTTGAATGAGACTGCTCTTAATACTGTTAATGGAGTAAACAGGTTAATAAATATAGTTCCTATTAACTTTGATGAGTATTCAAGGATAATGTCAAAACCATATAAGCAGCCCTTGAAGAATCAAGGCTGGAGATTATTCCAATCTACTGGTGGTGTAGACTTTATTTCAGATATAATTGTCAAGACAGGCAGTACTCTTACTGATTATAAAGTAAGATATGTAAGGAGACCTAAGCCAATTATATTGACTAATCTTGCAGATACTTATTCAAATGTAAGTATTGAAGGATTGGCTACTGTTACAGAATGTGAGTTAGACCCAATTCTTCATCCAGAGATACTACAGAGAGCAGTGGAACTTGCTAAGGCAGCATATACTGGTGATATAAAGAACATAGTAGAACTTGGTCAAAGAAGTGAATAATGACAACTGAAGAATTTTCTAATGAGTTTGACACTTTACTGAACAGTTATTCAGTAATTGATAAGTTTGGTAAAGGAGAAAATCCCTCTACTATTGAACTTGATGAATATGAGAAGTCAGTGTTCTTGACAAAGGCACAGGAGGAAATAGTCATTGACCTTTATAGTGGTAAGAATCCACTTGGAGACTCATTTGAGAAGACTGAGGAAGTCAGAAGATACTTGAGTGATTTGATTAAGACTTATACTACTACTGAAAAGAAAACAGGTTATGTAGGACTATCCAAGACTTCTATATTCTTTGAACTACCTGAAGACTTATGGTTCATCACTTATGAGTCTGCTGGTCTTGAAGATAGTAGATTAGGATGTATGAATGGAGAGGAAATATCAGTGATACCTATTTCACAAGATGACTATTTCAGAATATCTGGTAATCCTTTCAGAGGCTCAAATAAGAGAAGAGCATTGAGATTGGACAATGGTAATGGGATAGTAGAAATAGTATCAGAGTATAATATAGACAGGTATCTTGTGAGATACATTGCAAGACCTGACCCTATTATACTGACTGATTTACCTGATAACTTATCTATTAATAAGGTAAGTGAGAAAACAGAATGTAAATTGAATCCTGTAATACACAGGGCAATACTTGAAAAGGCAGTCAAATTGGCTATCCTCAGTAAAGCTCCAAGTGCAGGTAGTAACAAATAATTGTATAATTTAATATTAAATTAAAATGGCAACATTTAGTACAAATCAAGTAAGACAGCTTTATGTAGCAGAAGCATTAAAAAATACTAATGTGATTGCAACTGATGCAGCAGGCTCTATTGCAGTAAAGGCTGATACAGCTAAGACTCATCTGTACTTTGAGTATATGGGTGCTGGTGGCATGACAAGAAGTGATTTGATTGACATCAAGAACATCTTGTATGCAAAGGCAACTGATGCTGATGATTTGGCACATGACTTAGCTAAGTACAAGCTAACTCTTGATGCAAGTGTCAATGGTGGGACTCCTGCAGCAGGTCAAGATTACATCTTGAGAATTGCTTTTAGAAACTACATTGGCTTGTCAGAGGAAGACCAATACTTCAAGTATGGTATGGTTCATGCAGTTGCAGGTATGACTGCTTCAGATTTCTACAAGACTCTTGCTCTGTCTTTAGTAAAGAACTTCAGCAGAGAAGAGGAAGGACTATTGAAGTTCTATCTTGAAACAGGAGGTACTAATGCAGGTACTGTAGCAGGTACACCTACAGAAGTAACTAAGGATACTAAGGAAAGTGCTTTGACTGGTACTTATACTGGTATTGTAATTGAGGAAGCACCTCAAAAGTGGGTTCTTGGTGTAATGGAACAGACTACTGTGAATTTTACACTACAGCCTGACACAATCACTGCTAATGGTGATGAGAGAATTTGGGGTGTTGTAAAACAAGTTGCTTCTACAAGTAGCATTCCTGATGGTCACAAGATTGCAGACCTTGAGTACTTCTGCATGGGTGAAAGAGGTGATGTTTATAGAATGGTAGGATTCCCTCATGTAATCAGAACCAAGTATCTTGTTAATCCTGATAACAAATACAATGTTATTGATATTCATTATGCCTATGTAGGTCCTAATGAGTCAGTTCAGAAGTCAGAGAAGGATATTACTATTGTAGTTCCTAAGATTGGTGCTAATAATCAAACAAGCAACAAGCTGGCTAATGATATTATTTCAGCAATCAACACTGCTACTGGTCTATCAATTAAAGCATTGGATGCTTCTGCTGGTGACTAAAGATAAAACCAATGAAGGGAGACCTATAAAGTCTCCCTTTTATTTTATAAATAAGATACTATGGTACAATTTAATGAGTTAAGAATCAATCCTGAAGGCAATAAGCTTATAATTGATGTATCTGTAAAGGACTCTGTGTACTATGAAAATGTGTACATTGATACTATATCAATAGACACTCAGGATACTTTTATTGATAGTGGTCCAAGTAGTAATGTAGCATATACAAACACACTTGCAGGAAATAATAAGTCTGTAAGATTAGAACTTGGCATAGGAGACCTATTACCATCTCTTCTTGACAACATGTTCTTTGTATGGGTTAAAACAAAGGGTACACCTGCTATAAGTACACCTTGTGGTGAAGATAATATACTAACCCTTGGGGTTGTGATAGCACTATATCCTTTGTACCAACAAGCCTTTGGTTATATCAAGGAATTGGAAAAAGAGTGTGCCACTCCTAAAGGATTTATCAATTTCATACTACAGTTAAAGGCACTTCAGCTTGCAGTTAGAACAGGTCATTATACCCAAGCAATAAAGTATTGGGAGAAGTTCTTCAGAGGTCTTAAAAAGGATGTGGTAACAAATAAATGTGGTTGTTATGGAGGAATTGGTTAATACATCACTTGAAAGGTATTTCAATGCCTTGTCAAAGTTTGGATATAAGAGTTATGCAGATGTTGATAGACTTCTAATGCTTATATTCATACAAGAGCTATTGGATAGTGACTGCAAGTCATTTATAACTGAAGAGGAGTATATGACCATTCATAAGTCACTATATTGTCTATATGGTTCTACTTGCTTAATACCTTATCCAGAGTATATATCAAATGCTTCTGTAACCTGTAGTGGTAGAACTGTATAACAATTAAACTAATACTACTGACAGAAAAATAGTAAAATCCTTGCTGCTTAGATATATTTTGCTTATCTTTGCAGTGAGGATTTTTAGTTATAACTAATAGTAAAGATATGAGCACATATAAAGAATTAACCTATATGGTACTTGATGAGTTGAAACTGTCATCTGATGATGCACAATTCACTGAAGACCATGTAATGTTTCTACTAAATAAGTACAGAACTTTCCTATTGAAGCAGAGGTACTCAGATATTAAGAAGCAGATACCTGAGAGTAATTATCAGACTATTTGCCTTGACCTTATACAAGTACCTGCCATATCAGGAGAACCTTGTGAGGGGGGTACATACCTAAGAAGTAAGGAGAAGATTCCATTCTTAATGCAGATAGGTACTCCAAGAGTATATCCTCTTGACTACTATCAAGGGGAAATTACCTATGTAAGTAGAGATAGGATGAGATATGTAGGTTACAATAAGTTCCTACAGAACATAATATATTGTTCAATAGGACCTGATAATTACCTGTATTTCAAATCATTCAATCCCCAATATCTGTATCTTGAAAAAGTCAAGTTCACAGGTATATTCCAAGACTCCATGCAGGCATCTGATTTACAATGCCCAGATGATAATGGTGAGACTATATGTGACCCTGTAGACAGGACATTTCCTATTGAGGATGCACTGGTTCCACCATTAATTGAACTTGTAGTAAAGGAGCTTGCTGGACCAGTTTATAATCCTGATGATGAGGAAAATAATGCTAAAGATGATTTGGTAAATAAGCTGACAAGGAAATAATGAAATATGGGAGAAGTAAAACATTGTCAGGAAGAGTTAGATAAAGGGTTCTTAGGATTCATTAATTCTATTAAGAGGGTTAATGAACCAAGAACACATAAAGTGAAGAACTCTTATGGAGTTTATGATGGTTTTAAGTACTATAGAAAGAATAGACCTAAAGAGCATAAGTATGTACTTACTGAGTCACAATACTTCTCTATTATTAGAAGAGTAAATGAATTGCTTGGTGAAGCATTAATAAATGGAGAAGATATTACTTTGCCACATAGACTGGGTAGACTTGAGATAAGAAAATATGAAGCAAGGATAACTACAGATGGTAAGAAAGTCAGAACTAATTTACCCATTGATTGGGATAGGACTCTCAAGCTCTGGTATGAAGACGAGGAATCCTATAAGAATAAAACACTCATTAAAGTCGAGGAGAAAGAAATATATAAGGTCTACTACAATAGAAATGTAGCAGAATTTACTAATAAGACTTTCTATCAATTTGATGTTAATAGAGAGTTAAAGAGAAGATTAAAACAGAATATTAAAGAAGGAAAGTTAGATGCTTTCACAATATAAACTATTTAGATATGGCAGAGCAATATACAAATGTAAGACTTATCTTAGATAAGATAATGAGACATCCTCTTATGCAGGATATATCTCTTGAGACTGCTATTGACTATACTGTAGATTTCATGAGGATAGTAGGTGTTCCTAATATGTTCATGGAGAAAACAGAAATAGTAGAAGTTGAAAAGTATAGAGCTATGCTTCCTTGTGACTATTATCAAATGATTCAAGTTAGAAAAGCAGGTGGACCAGCCTTCAGATACTCTTCAGATTCATTTCATATGAGTGAATGTAAGGGTAATTATGGCAGAGAACTTGCTGATTTGACATATAAGATTCAAGGTAATATGATATACACTTCTATTGAGAAAGGAGAAATTGAGCTATCCTATGAGGCTATTGCTACAGACTCAGAAGGTTTTCCTCTTCTTCCTGACAATAGTAGTTTCACAAGAGCATTGGAGCTGTATATTAAGAAACAGTGGTTCACAATACTGTTTGATTTAGGAAAGATAAATTCTGCTGTATTACAGAATGTACAACAGGAATATGCTTGGGCAGTTGGTGATTGCCAGACTGAGTTCAATAGATTATCTATTGATAAGGCAGAGTCATTCTATAATTCATGGAGGACTTTATTGCTTAGAGATACTGAACATAGAACAGGGTTCAGAAACAATGGTACAAAGGAAAGATTAAAACTACAATAAACTATGCAGAAGCAAATTCAATTCAAAATAAAAGGAATGCAGAGAGACTTGAGTGCCTCAGCATTTAATCCTGAATATGCCTATGAAAATAAGAATATTAGGATTATGCCTACTGATGAGAGTACTCTGCTTAGTATGGTGAATGAAAAAGGTAATAGGCTTGCAAATATAAGTGGTATTGGCGACTCTTTAAAGGGAACACCCATAGGACAGGCTTTAATAGATGATGAACTTATTATTTTCACTGCTGGGGATAGTAGTGCAAGAACAGTAGATAATATCACTCCAACCATTGAGACAGTTGATGACATTATAAGTGAAGAGCTTACTCTTGATATAGACAGTGATATAGAGGATAGAATATACAAACTATGGTTTGATGGTACTACTCTAACTGGTACAAGATTATATAGAGGTCAGCTTGATTTTGATTACAGACATCCCATTGAAACCATATCTTTTTATGAGAACCAAGAAATAAAGAAGATATATTGGACAGATGGTCTTAATCAGCCAAGAGTCATTAATGTTGCAGCAGCTTCAGATGTAATTAGTAGATGGAATGATAATTCATTTAACTTTACAAGAAGACTAAAGCTGCAAGAGACTATTACAATAGATAGAAATGTTGTGGCAAATGGTACATTCAGTCCGGGAGTTATACAATATGCTTTCACTTACTTTGATAAGTATGGTCAGGAAAGTAATATATTCTATGTGTCCCCACTATATTATATATCATATAATAACAGAGGAGCTAATCAAGAGGATAAAGTAGGTAATAGCTTCACAATCAAAGTACTGAATGCTGATGAAAACTTTGACTATGTAAGAATATATTCTATCCATAGAACAAGTATTGATGGAGTTCCTACAGTGAAAAGAGTTATTGACATTGCTCCTGTCTTCTCTGATAATGCTACAAGCTCTTATAGCTACACAAGAACTGTGTCTCTTGAAGATATTACAGTTAGACAGCTTATTACTGGTAAGTATGTAAATCTATCTGATATTACTCCTACTTCTACAAGTGAAACATATAAGTCATGGACTTTACCAAAGGAAACTTATAATGCTATAAGATTTGCTGGAAGTCAGGACTGGGTAGAATTCACTAACAAGGGAGCAGTAGCCAGATATTATATCAATGATAACTCTTTGCAAGTTGCTGCCTCTTCTGATAATTTAGTACTTCATATATACACTGCTCAATGTAGTTACACTGACAGTGGTTCTACAGGAGACTCTATAGACCCTACTGAACTATTGTATATTGGAGGGGAGGAGGTTATATTTGGTACAATGGCTCAAAAGGATAATACACTATTTTTAGGTGATATTACTCTAAAGAGAAAGATTATAGATTCTACAGTAAGGGATTATTTCAAGGGTAAGAGTATAACTTTCACAGCAACTTCTTATGATAATAAAAGTATAGAATCACCTGAACCTGTTGGATACTATCCATACATTAACCAGTTGAGTATGAACTCCTATCAATTCAAGACATTCAAGTACCTTGAAACTTATAGATTAGGAGTACAATTTCAGCACTATACAGGTAAATGGTCAGAGCCTATATGGATTAATGATGTAAGGAATACACAACATATACAAACCCAATACACATCTAAAAGTAAAGTATGGCTACCAACAGCAGTATTCTCAATATCAGACTTGTCTATAATCAATAGATTAATATCTCAAGGATATATTAGAGTTAGACCTGTTGTAGTATATCCATCTTTGACAGATAGAGAATGTATATGTCAAGGTATTTTATGCCCTACTGTATTTAATGTAGGTGATAGATATGGCAATTCTCCATTTGCACAATCATCATGGTTTACAAGACCAAATGCACCATTTGATGAATATAAGGCATTCCACTATAATCAAAGTTCAAGTGGAGATTGGGGTAGTGACTGGAATGATAGAGAAGAAGGTCTCTTTAATTACACCATTAATTCAAGAGCTGGTGTAATGTCTAATAATAGAGTACTTCTTACTATTGATGGTAGTGAGCAGAAAAATATGGATGTGGTTAATAGAGGAGCTTGGGCTGAATTTAGACACATGTATCCAATACCTTCTAATAATAATAGAAATGCTGAAATACAATGTATCTGGAATCCACCTTCAAGACCTACAGTCAGTAAGGATGCTTCAGACTCTGATGTTGCAGGATGGGTTTCTCAAAACTCAGAGAACTTCTATGTAGACCAATCAATAGTGACATTACACTCTCCTGATATAGAGTTTGATGATAATGTTAGAAGTATAGATACCTCAGGCTTAAAATTAAGAATTGTTGGTATAGTTCCTGTAACAGCATTTTATGGTGATATAGATATACAAACTTCTACACCACCTAATAACTATTATGATAGTAGTGAGGTGGCTCCGGGTTTTTATAAAGAGCCTATAAATGCAGAGAATATATCAAGATTTGGATGGAAGAGTCTATGCTCTGGTGCATTCTGGTTTGATGAAATATCAGATTATAAAAAGGATACAGGCAATACCCATAAATATACCACAGGGTTTGTAGTATATCCATTCCATAGAAATGGCTCATTGAATAATAAAAAATGGGCTACTGATGGATATAGACCAGCTATGTTGGACAAGAAGAAAATATCTAATACAAGATATTCTTATAACTCATTATACTTTGAGCCAAATCAAATTTGGAAAGCTTATGCGGAGAATCATCCAACACTTACTGGAATATCTGGAATAGTAATTTTTGATTCTGATGAGGTGTCTCTTGTTAGAGTACCTGCTCCTAAGAACTCAGGGCTTCCTGATATTAATTACTATGGTAATGTGGATAAGGTACTTAATATATCAAGAATTGGTGATAAGAAGGAAGGCTATCCTATAATGACTACTGGAGTGCAGAATGCAGATACTAATGCTCACTTACTATTCAGTAGTAATTATATGCAGGTAGATGGTAGATTTACAGACCAGATTACTGGTACTGACCCAGTCAGAATGAAGTATAAGTCTACCCCTCATGCTGTATTGGCACTTAATTATACTTCTGATAGATGCCCAAAGATGTTGCCAACATTAAAGGATAGTGATAGTTCTTATGGTACTGACCCAGAAACTTGGAATATTAACTATCAAGCTTTCATGGTTGGGGACTCTAATAAATTCTATTGGGAGCCTAAGAGAGTATCTAATAGAACCTATCAGGATATATTAACTATGTATTTCTCAGGAATAAATGGCTCTATGAATGGATTGGGTCCTGAATATGGCTGGTTATGGTTAGGAGAGATATACAATGATAATGTCCTTAATAGATTTGGTGGACAGACAGAAGAAGCATTTGAAAATAACCAATGGGTACCATGTGGAGATGCTGTATCACTTACTGATAGCAAAGGCATGGTTAAAAGCTATGTGGAAATAAAATGGGTAGAAGGAGATACATATTACCAAAGGTATGACCACTTAAAAACTTACCCATTTACTCTTGAAGACCAGAATGCTATAACAGATATTATATCATTTATGTGTGAAACAAGAGTGAATATTGATGGTAGATATGATAGAAATAGAGGACAAACCAGTAATTTTGCTGTAACTCCAACAAACTTCAATTTGATAAATGATGTTTATAGTCAGCAAAATAACTTCTTCAATTATAGGACAATCAACCCAAGTAAGTTAAATCTGGATAACTTTCATAACTCAATTACTTGGACTAAGACTAAGACTGTTGGAGAATTAGTAGATACTTGGACTAATATAACATTAGCCTCTGTCCTTGACCTTGATGGTGATAAAGGGGATGTTAGAGCAATAAGAAGATTTAATAATAATCTTATTGCATTCCAAGATAGAGGAATCAGCCAGATTTTGTATAATGAAAGTATGCAGGTTGCATCTACTGAAGGAGTCCCTATTGAGATTGCTAATAGTGGAAAAGTAACTGGTAAAAGATACTTGACTGATAAAATAGGATGTGCCAATAAGTGGTCAATGTGTGAGACCTCTAATGGTATCTATTTCATAGATGACACAACTAAAGGTATATTCCTATTTAATGGTAAGTTATATAACTTATCTGATAGATTGGGATTCCACTCATGGATTAATAGCAGGTCTACTGCAATTAATATATGGAATCCAAAAGACTTCAATGGGTTTGTTACTTACTATGATAAAGTCAATGGAGATGTATTCTTTATATCAAGAGATGAGTGTCTTGCTTTCTCTGAGCCTCTTGGTCAGTTTACTTCTTTCTATAGTTATGAGCACTTACCTTACTTTGTAAATCTTGAGGATAGAGGTATTGCTATTAACAAAGATAGTGGAGGTACAACATATAAAGTATGGCTACATAATGAAGGAGATTACAATATGTTCTTCAATAGATATTGCCCATTCTATACTACAGTTATAGCTAACCCAGACATGGCTGTAGATAAGATATTCAATAATCTTGAGTTCAGGGCAGATTCTTGGAAAGGCACAACTCTATTGAATACTACATTTGATACTCTGACTACATGGAATGAGTACCAGACAGGAACTTCAACTCTTAATAATATACTTGGAAGACCTTCTGAGTTAAAGAAGAAGTTCAGAGTATGGAGAGCTAATATACCAAGAGCAAGTAGTAATGGTAGAGATAGAATGAGGAATCCTTGGCTATATGTCAAGTTATCAATGGAAGGGGAGAATACAAATAAAACTATCCTTCATGACATGATAGTTCATTATTTTGAGTAATCCATTTAAGGGCGAGTAAATAAATTCATTTACTTGCCCTTACTTTTTTAGATAGTTACTTGGTTTACTTGGAAATTTTACTTATCTTTGTAACCAAATTAATAAGATATGGCTAAGAAAAAGATTATAAGAAAGTCTAATAGAACTCTTAATCTCTTTGCAGATGGTGGAGACACTAAACAGACTTGGGGTCAGCAGGCTAAGTCCTCAGCTCAAAGTGCTTTCAGTGGTCAGAATTTAGGAAGTACCATTGGAGGAATAGATTCAGCAGTAGGCACAATAGTAAATGCTGGCATTCAAAATGCCCAAATAGCTGACACCTCTGACCTTGAAGGAGAAATAAAGCAAGCACAGACATACACAGTACAAGCCAATAACAATGATGACCTGATGAGTGAATGGGGAATGTTTTCCCCAATGGAGAATGTATCTTGGAAAGATATTAGAGGAGGAAGCACTGGTCAGAGAATTGGTAATACTATTGGTGCAGCAGGTTCAGGTGCAGCAGCAGGTGCTTCTGTTGGTGGACCTATTGGTGCTATTGTAGGTGGTGTAGTTGGCTTAGGTAGTGCCATTGGTGGTTGGCTTGGTGGTAATAGAAAAGCTAAGAAAAAGGCTAAGAAGTTTAATAAGCAGATAGATGCAGCTAATGAAAAGAATATGGTTGCATTGGAAGATAAGGCTGGGAATATTGATACACAAAATGACCTTAATATGCTTGCTAACTTCTCTGCTTATGGAGGTCCTATAAATATCTTTGGTAGTGGAGCTATTGATTATGAACTTGCCAAAGAGGACTTATATAACAAACAATTAAGTGCTATGAGTAAATATAAGATGTCTTCAATGCCCAACTCATTTGAGACACCAGAGCTTGCTGTATTTGCCAAAGGAGGAAAGATACATATCAAGAAGGCTAATAGAGGTAAGTTCACTGACTATTGTGGTGGTAAGGTTACTTCTGAATGTATAGCAAGAGGCAAGAGAAGCAGTAGTCCTACTATAAGGAAGAGAGCTACTTTTGCTGCTAATGCAAGGAAGTGGAAACATGAGGACGGCGGGCCCTTAGATAGTCTTGTGGCTGATATAAACAGAAGAAGTAATGCTGATTTTGTTAAGAGACTTCAAGACCCCAATAGAGATTATATACAAGATTGGGCTACAGATAATATAGCCACTCACAAGTTAAGTTGGGCAACAGATGATAATGGAGCTATAGTGTTTCCTAATGTGCAAAGAATAAATGGGAAGCTATATGATTTTACTGACCCTGCGAATAAGAGAGGAGAGTGGGATGCTTTAGATAGTGCTATTGAGAGAGGAGATACTTTAAGAATGACTCCCTCACAGGCTAAGGAATTTACAGAAACTTATAAGAAATATTATCCAAAAGGTAAAACTTTTAGAGCAGAGGGAGGACCTCTATTCACTCATGGTGGTATATGGGATAATGGACTGACTTATATAAATGAAGGGGGTTCTCATGAAGAAAATCCTTTTGAAGGGGTACAGATGGGGGTTGACCCACAAGGCATTCCTAACCTAGTAGAGGAAGGAGAGGTAGTATATAATGACTATGTATTCAGTAACAGGATGAAAGTACCTAAGGATGTCAAGAAAAGATTAAAGATAAGGGGTGATACATTTGCTGAAGCTGCTAAGGAATTAAGCAAGGAAAGTGAAGAAAGACCTAATGACCCTATTAGTAAGAGAGGATTGATAAGTGCAATGACAAGATTACAACAAGCTCAGGAACAAGTGAGAATGGAAGAGAACAGAGGAGGTAATAAGTATGCACATGGTGGTAAGATAGGCAGAAAGTATGATGGTGAGGGTGATGAACCTAATCTTCTTCAGTTCTATACTCCACAAGAAAGATGGTTAAGAACATTACAGAGACAAGGGGTTGTTCCTACTTATGAACTTCCTGCTTTCCAAAAGCCTTACAGTATGATGACTCCTGAAGAAAGAACAGCAAGTTTCAATCTTAAAGTTCCTTCTTTGGTTGATACAAGAACTCCTGCTGAGAGATGGATGGATGAAAATATTAAGCCTATTCAATTCAATCCACCTGCCATTACAGGTGACACAGGAAGTGATGCTGACACAGAAGACCCTGATACTAACTCTTCAAGACCAAGACAGAAGAGGGGAGCATCATGGTTGAGATATGCTCCAGTAGTAGGAGCAGGTCTTGGTGTATTGACTGATGCACTGGGATGGACTAATAGTCCTGACTATGGCAATGCTGACTTGGTAGGTAGTGCAGTGGATAATTTAACCAATGTAGAATTTACTCCTATTGGTAATTATTTAACTTATAGACCATTAGATAGAAACTATTATATAAACAAGCTGAATGCACAAGCAGGTGCAACAAGAAGAGCAATAGTAAATCAATCAGGTGGTAACAGAGCTACTGCATTAGCAGGTTTATTGGCAGCAGACTATAATGCTCAAAGTGCATTGGGAGACCTTGCAAGACAGGCTGAAGAATACAATTTCAATCAAAGAAAAGATGTTGAGACATTCAACAGAGGAACTAATCAGTTTAATTCTGAGATGGGTCTTAAAGCAAGTATAGCTAATCAGGCAAATGATAAATTGAGATTGCAGGCAAGAACCACACAGGCTCAATTAAGAGACCAAGTTGATGCAAGGGCTTCTGCTGGTAGAGCAGCTAATCTTACTAATTTATTTGATTCACTTGGTGAGATAGGTAGAGAGGAGTTTAGTAGAAATATGATTCAAACAAACCCTGCACTCTACTATTCTATTGACAGTAGTGGCAGAATAACCTACAAGAATGGCTATGAAGATTTAAGTGAGGCTGAGAAGAAGGTAGTAAGGGATGCTGCTAATAAAGCTAAGGGAAAGAAGAAAGCTAAGGGAGGTTATTTAACTATAAGAAAAGGTAAGTAATATGGCAGCAAATTATATTGTAATAAATAGTAAATTCAAGCCTTTCTCTTATGCAGAGATGCTTCAGCCAGTACAAATGGCTACATTAGCACATCAGGAAGTTGAGAATGAATATGCTGAGTTGGCAACTAAGGCTAATGTATGGGATGAAATGGCTAATGAGCAGACTGACCCTTATGCTTACAAGATGTACAAGACATACTCAAATGACCTTGAGGAACAGGCTGGTCAATTAGCAAGAGAGGGTCTTACTCCTGCAAGTAGACAGAATATGCTGAGGATGAAGCAAAGATACTCAAGTGATATAGTCCCTATAGAACAGGCATATAAGAGAAGACAGGAATTGATTGATGAGCAAAGAAAGTTGTTGGCACAAGATAACACACTTATGTTTGATAGGAATGCCTCTATGCTCAGTCTTGATGATTTGATTAAGAATCCTCAACTTACTTATCAGTCATATTCAGGAGCTACACTTGCGAAACAAGTGGGTACTGCTGCTCAAAGCTTGGCTAAGGAAATGAGAGATAATCCAAGAAAGTGGAGAACTATTCTTGGTAATCAGTACTTTGAAACTATCATGCAGAAGGGATATAGACCTGAAGAGATTATTCAGGTATTACAGAATGACCCAAATGCTTCTTCTGTATTGAAAGGTATAGTAGAGGATGCAGTGGGAAGCTCAAATATTGCAAGCTGGGGAGATGCAAACACTCTTAATAGAGCTTATGAATATGCAAGACAAGGACTATGGAATGCAGTAGGAGAGACTCAATATCAGATACAGTCTAATAAGGCTTATGACTATGCAATGCAAGACCAACTTGCAAGAAATAAAGAGACAAGAGCCAGAGCTGCAAAAGAGGCAGAAGAGAAAGCAAGACTCTATTATAGAGCTGTTCCTAAGACTACTGTAGATGGGGACAAGAAGACTACTCAAATGAATGCTGACCTGCAAGTATTAAGAGAGGTACTGGCTAATCCAGCTTTACTTGACCAAGCATCTACAAGGACAGTAAGAGAGCCTCACTTGATAAATCCTGACCCAATGACTAATTTCTGGATAGACACTGGTACAGGACCTACAAGGCAGGAAACATACTATCCTTACAGAGAAAAATTAACTGAGTTATCAAAAAGATATGGAAATGTAAGTTATACTCTGACAGATGGTGTATTGACAGGAGGTAATCTTGGAGAGCTTGCCCAAAAACTTGAAAATGATATTAGAAGTAGTGCAGTAAGAGCTTTTTCCTATAAGCCTAATATCACTCAGAGTGACTTGATAACTCAGGTATTGAAAGAGAATACAAGGTCATATTATAGAAGGTCTAATAGCACTGGTCTATGGGAACTTGATGATAATAAGAAGGGTGATGAGGTAGATATTGAAGATTTGAATAATTACTTCACATCAGATGCTGATATAGATTTTGACCCTGATTTGGGATTCATTATCAATTCTACTGATAGTAAGGGTACAACAAGGTCAGCAATACTTGATACTGAATTGCTTGATGACCAGAACAGAACATTCAGTAGAGCACAGCAGGCTATTAAAGTAGCTTTGGAAAATGGAGAAGATGAGTTGGCTACCACACTTATTGATGCTACTATGGAAGCATTCTATAAGAGGTACAATACTCTTGAGAAGAGACAAAGTAATACATTTAGTAAAGAAGAATAAATATGGCAGCAGCAGATAATCAACAAATACAAGACCCTTCTACACAAGGGACTGGAGGTTTGAGAGGTCTGGATGGTATTAATAGACTAAGAGAAAGGGGTATCAATATTGATACCTCTATTCTTGGTCTTGCCAGAGACTATAGAGGTACAATGCAGGAAATCAACAGAACTGCAACTCCAAGACAGGATATAGGCTTTGTTGGAGTCAATGACAGTATGTTTGATGAAGATATTACCTCAGCTACACAACTTGACAACTTGGCTAATACAAGAGGGGAGCTACAGCCTTGGTATGCACAGATTGGTGCAGGTTTGGCTAAGGGTGTAATCCTTGCAGGTACTACATTCCTTGATGGTACATTAGGGTTGGTACTTGGTGGAGCACAAGCTATTGCAGAGGGTAGAGGTTCTGCCCTATGGGATAACCCATTTAGCAAAGCAATGCAATCTATTAATGATTGGTCTGAGGAAGCACTTCCTAACTATTATACTGATGCTGAGAGAAATGAGCCTTGGTATGAAAATATATTCACTGCCAATTTCTTAGGGGACAAGTTCATAAAGAACTTAGGTTTCACTGTTGGTGCATTCTATGGTGGTGGTGTAACTGCTGCTGGACTAAAGGCTACAAAGTTGCCTCAGATTATAGGTGCTGTAACCAAGTCTTCCAGAGCACCTGCTATTGTAACATCAAGTGTAGGTGCTACTGTCTCTGCTGTAAATGAAGGCAGAATAGAGGCATTAAATAATTCTACAGATTGGTTTAATCTACATAAGACTCAACTTGATGACCAGCATACTGCAAGACTTCAAGCTATTGATGGTATGTACTTGGACCCTGAGATGCACAATAGAATGATTGCACAAGAGAATGCCAATTATGAAGCTACTCTTGGTAAATTAACTGAGGACAGACTGAAGATGGGTAATGCAGATTTACTTATGAATATTCCTATTCTTACTGCATCCAACCTTATTCAGTTTGGTAGAATGTATGCCAATGGTTTCAAGACTGCAAGAAAAGCAACCAATATAGTTGGTAAGGCAGGAGAATATGCTACAGGAAGAACTACAGGCAAAGGAATTGCAAGAGCTACTTTGAGTCCTCTCTCTGAGGGTCTTGAAGAAATTTCACAAGGTGCAGCAAGTAGAATATCTGGTAATTACTATGAGGATGATGTAAATAACTTCTACAAAGCCAAGATAGACCCACAGGCTGAGCAAGAAACATTGAGTTGGATGAAATCCTTTGCTCAAGGTATTAATGAGACAGTGAATGATGGTTCATCATGGGAGGAGTTCTTTATTGGTACTCTTACTGGTGCTCTTGGTATGCCAAGGTTCAGAGGGATAAGAAGTAATGAAGGTAGATTACAATCTCCTGTTACTCTTGAAGGTGGAACTATTGGTGAGTTCAGGGAGTATAGAGACAAGATGAATAGAGAGAATGAGATAGCTAATTATATGAATGAGAGGGTTCAATCTCCTGAGTTCATAAATTACTATCAAGGTCTTATCAGGCATAATAAGTATCAGAATGATATGAACCAAGCTGTAGAAAACAATGATGAGTTTGAGTTCAAGAATGCTGAACATGCTCAGTTGATTTCTGACATTGCAATGTTTGATAATGCAGGTAAACTTGAAGATTTAACTACTCTCATTAATTCTGCCTATGACACTTCTGATGAGAACCTTGCATCAATAGTAGAAAATACTACTTCTACTATAACTGATGAAAATGGTAAGGAAGCTAAGGTTGGTCCATTCATTGATAAGAATGGTAATCCTATGTACAGTACTCCTGAGGGAAAGCAGGAAATGATAGATAAGCTGACTCAGACAAGAGATGAAATGCTTAATACTATCACTAACTATACTAAGATTAAGGATGATATTGATGTAAGAACTGGTCAGCAATTAAGTGATGAACAACTTGAGGAATTGACTTGGTTGAAGTCTCAAATTGGTAATTGGCAAGATAGGGCTAATCAGCTTTCAAGTGAAGTAAAACCTACCATTGGTACAGTGCTTGGAAGTATGTCTCAGCTTGCTGATATGTATGCTTCAATAAAGACTGAAGAAGGTAAGGCTCATGCAGGATTGACTGATTTGTATAATTCTGCTGATAATAATGAGAGACAGATAAGGAAAAATATGTCTATTCTTGAGACTGTGAGAGGTCTTGATGATAAGACTTTTGCTTATCTCTTGTCAAGTGACCCTAAGTTGGTAGAAGGAATCAAGTCAGTAATAGAAAGCCCTCTTAGTGGAGTAGCTGCTGATGATGCACAAGCATTCAATGAAAAGATTGATGATATTGTGAAATTAGTAGATGCTACTGGTAAATATAATACTAAGCTAAAGGAATATCTTGAAAATCCTAACAAACTTCAAGAAGATTTAGTTTCATCTACTGAGAATATTGCTAAGGGAGAAGCTAAGAAAAAGTCTGATAATCTGAAGAGTAGACTTCTCTCAGCCACTAACTTATCTGAGTTCAGGCAGACTCTTAATGAGGAAGAGGATGCTGCTACAAGAGAAGAAACACTTAAATCTCTTGAAGATGAAGGTAATGAGATGGCTAAGAATTATAGGGAAGTAAATGCCTATAACACAGATGTGCAAAGAGCAATTAATTCTCTTGATGAAAGTCCTGCTGTTAAGGCAGATGCTCTTAAACTCCTTCAAGACCAATTTGAGAACTCCTCTAATCTAAATGAGATAGCAAATCCTAACTCCATATATGTTGATAATGCAGATGCTCTGTATGATGATAATTTAACACCAGAGGAGAATGCTGTTAAATTCCAAGAAGCTCAGTATGCACTTCTTAGAGCAATGAATCAAATCAACAATGAGAATAGATTCAAGAACAGATTCTCACAAGATTATAGAACACTAAGAGAAAAGGGTAAACCAAATCCCTCTGCTCCTACAAAGGACACTACAGGTGATAGTGGTACTTCTACTATTCCTCCAGTTAGCACTGAGGGTCTTCCTGTGGTTACTTATGAACCTCCTGTAGGCAATGTAACTGTAACCCAAGTAAAGGATGAAAATAGGGAGACTAATAGTAGGGTTGAGACCCCACAATCACTTGACAGCAGGCAAAAGAGCAGAAGACCCTACTATAGACCTTCAATACCTGAGTTGCATATTCAGGCAAGCAAGGAAGGAGATTTTAGACCATTCAATGTAGTAGCTGCTGAAAGAGAGAAAGGTGTAAACTTTGATGAGTTATATAACTATCTAAGAGATAATGGTGCATTTACTTATGTGAATGAAGGTAATCTGAAGGCAGGTGATGAGCTTGGATTTATGATTGACCCTGAGTTCAATGACCATACAATCTTTATTGTAGATAGAAGAAATAACCAGATTGTAGGTAGCCTTGATGAATCTGACTATTCAGTAGATAGATATGAGGGTCTGGCTGGTCTTGAAGAGAAGATAAAAGCTGAGTTTGCACAGAGAAGTGATAAGAGTAAGAGATTTATTGCTACTCCTACTACAAGAGTGTCACAAGTAATGGTAGGTAGAATACCTTACAGCACAGAGGAAAGAAGCTTGGCTAATATACCTAATGTATCAGGAGAGGGCAGAGCACCTATCTTTGGTATAATCAAGAATGGTACATTGGCTACTAATGGTAGATTGGATGATAGTCTTATTATCAAGCCAGTAGATATGGCTCAAAAGGAGGGTAGAATGTATCTTCTTATACCTAATGCTGCTGGTAAGTATTCACCTGCTGCTGTAAGAGTAAAGCACTTCAACAAAACTGAGTTTAATCCTGAGGATGTTGAAGTACAAAGTACTCAGGTATATAAGAATATACAAGAGTCCATTGATGCACTTGCTAATTCATTGAGTGAGGATGATTTGAATAATGCAGTCAAGTCTCTTGCAACCAATCTTTATACTGGAGATTTGCACATTGACTGGTTTACATCTGACTCAGGTAATGGTATTAGATTCACTAAGGTGCAAAGAGATGCTCAAGGTAATGAGATATATGAGGAGAAAGATGGCAAGAGAATAAGAAAGGAGACTGTAAAGACAGTATTCTTAACTGAGAAGTGGGACCAAAATACTCTATTCTCTATTACAGGAAATGAAGAGGTACAAACAGAGCCTGCCTCAAAAAGTATTGAGAATGTATCAAAGGAGATAAGTGAAATCCTTCTTGACTTCAATCTACCTATTCAGGTGAATCTTGGTATGTTGAATAGAGGTGGATATAACAATGTACTTATCAATTCTAATGTACTTACATCAAATATCTCTGATGCAAGAGTGATAAGTAGCTGGTTTACTACTGACTACTTTGATGTGGAAGGTAATCTGCATCAAGCTGTAAATCCTGCATCTGTAACTCCAGATACTACAAGGAAGATAGAAACTCCTGTAGGTGGGACTGAGGGTGTTATTACAGGTACTAAGGTAGTTGTTGATGGTGCTACTTATGGAGTAGATTTGACTACTGGTGTTATATATAGTAGTAACAATCAAAGGGTATATCCTAAGAATGCTCAGTTAATTAGTGATTTAGCTTGGGCAAGTGCTAACTTTGGTGATGCTACTAATGGTTCTTTGATATGGAATAATAAAATCCTGTTACCAAGTGGTCAGGTATTGGATAGAGGAACTCAGAAATACTTGACAGGTAAAGAAGCTCAAGAGGTTAAGGATAAGATTGCTGGTAGAGAAAGAACTGTAGGGGACAGTAAGAAAGTCATAGCTCAGATAGCTGAGAATCAGAAGAAAGTAGATAAGACAAGAACTGATGGTGAGTTCTATTATATACTTGAGGAAGATGGTCAGTACCATGAGTATGAAAGAGTACACAGCAGATTAGGAAGTAATTGGGTTGAGTCAAAGAAACAGACTGATGCTCTTAAAGATATAAGAGTAAGATTGTCTCAATTGGCAGATAATGTTACTCAGTACAATAACTACTTGAAGTACTTAGGCAATCACTGGAAAGTTGATTTAAGTGCATTCAGTGGTAAGATTGATGCAAGAAGCAGAGATACTATTGTAAATATCATAAGAGACAATATGTCTGGTACTAACTCACAGAGAGCCTTGAATGCTGGCACTGCTGTGGATAGTGTGATTAGAAACTTCTTTACATCAAATGATACTCCTGTAAAGCCTGATAATATGAGTGAGAAAGCTTTCACAGATTTGATTGCCTCACTTACAGAAATCAGGTCTAACATTGAGGCAAGAGGTGAAAGATTCCTAACCAATAACATTGTACTATTCCAGAAGTATGCTGATGGGACAAGAGTTGCAGGTGAGGTTGATATTCTTTCAGTAGATGCAGATGGAAACTTCAGGATATATGATGTGAAGACAAGCAGATATAGCTTCTATGATTTCACAGACAGATATGGTCATAGAGTGAATTACTTCACCAGTCCTTCAGCTACTCAAAGAATGAGTGCTAAGGATTACTATACTCTACAATTGTCTGCATATAAGAATCTGTTTGAGTCTCAATACCATACTCCTATTACTACACTTGCTGTTCTACCATTTGTTCTTAACTATAATAAGGATGTTGTTGATGGGGTAACAAAGGAGAAGGGTATAATGATAACCTATAATCCTGCTGTTAATGTACCATTAGTAGGTGCTGTAAAGGCAAGTGAACCTACTCCTACTAACTCAACAGTACCAGTCTTTAATAGTGCTCTTGAAACACAAGACCCTGTTAATAATGTGCTTCCTGAATATAGTCTTGAAGATAGTAAGGTAGGTTATTTCGTAAGAGATGGTAAATTACACAAGAGCTATCTAACTCCTATTGGTAAAGTGAATGGTGTTGAGGTGTATATGGCTAAGATACCTACTATAACTAAGGGATTTGGTAGACAAGGTGAAGAAGCCCATGTTGCAAGTAATTCATATATGGCAGTATTCCCTAATGGTAATTCAATTACTCTTATCAAGAATGACCCAATGACCATGACTGAGCAGCAGGCTAAGGATACTATCAAGAAGATGCTTAATGGTAATCCTCAGAGAGTGGTAGATATGTCAAATGAGAAGACTCTCATATTTGACCCTTCATCTGCTCCTGTAGTAGAAGCACCTAAAACTGAGACTCCTGCCACTATATTATCTACTCCTACTGAGTCTGGGGCAGCTAAGGCTGCACAAGCAGAACAAGCAGTAAATGAGAATGATGATGAATTTGAGGATGACTTGGATTTGGATAGTTTGAGAAGAGTGGATGATGAGACAAGAGGTACTTGGAATCAAGAAAAGGAACTTGCTTGGATAAAGAAAGTCCTTCCTCAATTATCTGATAATGATAGAGTAAGAGTAGTGAAAGGTCTTATTAGAGTTGGTAATCAAGGAGCATTAGCTTGGGGACAATTCAATAATGGCATAATTACTTTATCTGATGTAGCTGCTGAGGGTACTACTTACCATGAAGCCTTCCATGCAGTATTTCAACTTCTTCTTGACAATAATGAGAAACAAGCATTATTGGCTGAAGCTAAGGAAATGTATGGTAATAAGGATGATACCTCTCTTGAAGAGGATATGGCAGAAGGGTTCAGAGAGTATGTAATGACCAGAGAGAATAGAGGTATTGGTAGAAAGATTCTTGACTTCTTCAAAGACTTATTTGTTAAGGTTACTAATTGGAATAACATGAGACCTCACTTAATTGATTACTATAGAAATATCAATGAAGGAAAGTACTCATCAAGTAATTATAAGGTACCTTCACTAAGTCAAATGAGAGAATCAAAGAAACAAGACACTACATCATTTGAGTCATTAGATGCTGAGATACAAGAATCCCTATTGAATAAGGGATGGACACAAGAGAAGTTTGATGCAGTCTCACAACAAGAGAGAGACCAAGCAGTTAAATGCATAGCTCTTTAATCAGTAGGGTGAAATTTTTTATAAAGGAGAAAGAAAAAGGGAAGTAGAACTTAATCTACTTCCCTTTCTTTTTATCCTTATCTTATTGCTTGAAGAATGGAATACCAGTCTCAGGATGTAATCCTCTATAAATAGTCCTGTTCATAGGAATTATAGGAGATTCAAAGAATGACTTGTATGCAGTACTGTGTCCTTCATATCTACCAGACTGTAATTCATCCATGTAGTTCCAAGGATTAAGCAGCTTAGTTAAATCAAGCATATCCTCAATTGTATTCACACCAGCAGCAGGTGATTTGATAATCTTCAAACCTTCTGAAATCATAGGTTTGCCGGGTATCATAGCACCTAATTCAGTGTACAATCTTCTTGCTTGATATTCAGCCATCCTCACTAACCAAGGTCTATCCTTATCATCAGACCACTCAATGAGACCAATAATAGCCATTACTGCCAAGAAGTGACCTGTCTCAGTCAATGCTCTTCTTATGTTAGCCTTCTCAGTAGGAGTAAGCTCATTCCACCTTGCAGCAAGATTAAATTGAGTCTCTCTCAAATCTCTTGCAAGTTGTAACAGGAATCTACCACTTGTTCTATAATAACCTTCAGTCCAAGCATCCAAATCATAGTTATAAGTAGCTGACTTGAATCTTCTATTCAGAGATGGTTTAATCCATTTTCTGAACATCATACCCATTCTACCAATAGCCAATCTTTGTATTGCTGACCTATCAGCCTTATTGTAAATACCGTGCATTCTCTGATTGATTGCTGCACTTCTTCTACTGAACTTGATAATGTCATCCTGTGTAAATGCAGAGCCATCAGCCTTTGTGTAACCTTGCTTTAATTGAAGTTTAGCACCTGCTTTCTTGTTATTCTTATCAATAGGAACTACTTCCATAGCATCCCATAGACTGACAATCTTACCATTAGGTGCTTTCATCTTATAGGCATCAGCTAAGGATAAAGAAGTTCTATTCTGCATCCAGTGCTCACCTGCATTATTCATAAAGAATAATGTAGATGTGCCAAACATTCTGCTGAACCAAGTCTTCCTATCAAAGTTCACTTCTCTGACATCCTGCTCATATTCCTGCATTACATTGAACAACTCATCCCATAGGGCAAGTTTGCTTGTCTTTACTCTATTACCTATTTCAGCAAGATATGCAGGAAGAGACTGACCATATACCCTATCAGCAGTAATTGTGTTCTTCTCATTGAAGAACTCACCAGCAAATGACTCAATTCTCATCATCACTTTACCAGTAGCTATATTGGAAATACCTGAAAGAACATTGAGTGCTAAGTTGTTCATAGAAGTAACTCTATTTACAAAGTTAGCAACTTTACCCTTATCAATATTTGTCTTGCCAAATGTACCTTCATCTGCCATATATCTTCCATATACCTGCATTTCAAAGAAGTCATTCAGTCTTTGGACAAATCTTGTAGCTTCTCCTTCTTTTGTTAATTTACTCTCAACCTTTCTACCTACTGCCTTGAACTTTTCTACAAGTGGCTTACCTCCTTGAGTTTGGATTACTTGTCTTTCTCTTAGCAAGTCTCTACCTAATTCAAGCACATCAATAACCTTGTTCATTTCATCAAAGTCATTAGCCATTGCAGCATAGGCTGTGAGAGTACTTACAATGTCAGTAGACAGGTCATTTGCACTTTCTCCCTCTTTCAGTTTAGTAAAGTATATAGGAAGAGTCTGTACCTCATTGCCTTCAAAGTCCTTCACTGTGGCTCTGTCTCCAAAGTCCACATCATCAGTTCTTCTAATAAACTCATCCTTGATACTTTCCCATATCTGCTTTGCACCTGACTTCACACCATCAGATGACTTAACTCTCTCAAGTAAGTCCTTTCTTATCTTGACAGCATTAGTAAGTGTAGTGTACTTCTCAGGCAAATAAGAATCCAATTGGGACTTAATGTTCATTACTGTATCATAATATTCTTTCTGAGCTGCATTCAGTCTTTGGTATTGCTTATTACCATAGATTGACATCTTAGGTACTTTCTTACCATTGACTATTTCCATATTGGCATCAAACCAAGCCTGTCTTTCTTTCTTGTACTTCTCAGCATTTTCACCAACAGGATTCTTACCATACTTCTCATTAAGAGATTTGAACATTTCTCTTACTTTCTCCTTGAACAAGGCTTGATTGATTTCAGAGATATAATTACCACTTAAATTACCCTTACTATCCCTCTCAAACATCCAGTCAGTATTCTTAATACCAGCCTTTTCAAGTTTAATAGTGGCAGCCTGTAATTGTTTCATTACATCAATAGTTCTCAATCTTGCCTGTTCCTTACTCTTCTTGACAGCTTGGTCCATTACTTTCAACATATAGTCAGAAGAATCTGCCATACTGTCAAGCCATCTGTCAAAGATGGAAATATCCTCATCAGCCATCTTCACTAAATCCTCAGCCTTAATCACTTTACCCTTGAACTTACCAAAAGGTATCATGATATTTTCTCCTACAAATGGCTTAATGAAGTCCACAAATAGAGGCATAGAAACATCATTGTACTTAACAAATAGGTCTCCAATCAAAATAGAAGCATTATCCAATACCACTCTGACTCTCTGACCATATCTATTATCAGTGTATCTTTCCTCATCTACCAATGCCTTTCTTATATCCTCAATAATATTCTTATATGAGTACATGTAATTTCTCACATCTCTCAATACAGAAGCCCTTTCATTTGCATTAGTGGCTGGGGTGTTTCTCAACACCTCAAGTCTGCTGCTTACCTTCTGTAATTCTTCAAGAGCATTATCAAGGAAAGCATAGATTCCCTCAACTTCATTATTGTCAGCTAATTCAAGCTCAAGTCTGTCAATAAGAAGTCTTTGATTAGCACTAAATTGGCTATTAGGATTTCTCTTCTCATAAATCTTGAGCCTCTTCAACTCATTATTCATGATGTCCTGCAATAGCCTTCTATCTCTTTGAACTCTCTCATTAGTCTGATAGAACAAGCCAGAGGAATTAATGTTCCCCACATTTATCTCTTCATCCATTCTACCATTGAGAATATCTCTTGCCAGCCTACCAAAGTCTTTGTCTGCTTCATACATAGCCTTTTGTATCTGGTTGGCATTCATTGTCTTGAAGAAGGATTTAATAGCTGAGATTACTCTCTCTAATAAATTCTTATAGGGTTTCTGTCCTATAGGCTCTGACTTCAATAAGTGCTTTGCAAGTAATTTACCTGCTGCTTCTTTAGCTAACTTTGCAGTATCACCTTTGTAGAGAGTATTATAGGTTTCATACTCATCACCAAGTATTTCACCTATAAGACCACTTGAACTGAGGTTATTAATTAGCCTATTGATAAGGGGGGACTCTCCCATTGCCTCAATAGCAAAGTGAGCAAACTCTTCAGGAAGAGCTTTTTCTCCCTCAATACCATTAGCCAGTCTAATCATCTCAATCATTCCATTAGCAGCAGTTCTTGCTACATCAAAGTCAGTTACACCATTGATTCCCATCCTCTTCTCAAGGTCTGTAAGAGCACCTACTGCAATACCATTAGCTGCCAAAATGTCTCTTAATCTACTATTAAGATTGGCATTATATGCCATTTTGTCAGCATCAATTGAGTTAAGTCTATTTCTCTTCTCAACCTTTACTCCTATGAAGATTCTTGGAGATTCAGTGTCCTGAATCTTAATAACCTTAGCTACATAGTCATCCCTGAAATCTGAGGTTTGATTGAATGAGATTGCCTTCTGTAGTAACTTCTGATAGTTCTCATCATTATTTACCCAAAGAGCAGGTCTATCCATTCCCCTCTTATAGTACCCTATTTCCCTATTGAGTCTTTCAAGTACTTTTGACTCAGGAATAACATCACTAAGATTGGTCTTTTGTAGAAGACTTCTCAATGTAGGTTCATTGTTTTCATCAAGAGTTAGCCTTGGATTCCAATTCTTAATAAACTCGCTACTCTTAGTAATCAAATAAAGTCTGGTAGCCTCTGACCTATTATTGCCAGTGTAGGCAAGCAAGCCCTTAAAGAGCTTGCTGTCTACTACCTGACCTTTATTGTTTCTTACTTGAGGGATAATTGCACAATTTCTTGCCATATCTTATAAGCTATATAAAGTTGTTGCACCACAAATATTATCACCATTCTCATCCTTGTAATCCACATTAGGCTGAATAGATGTTACATCATTTTCAGAACCTTGTGGCATTTCAAGAGGTGTGTCATAGACACTCCCATAAGCCTGTCTCAAAGCATCTTCACTGAATGCTTCTCTATACATCTCAGAATAAGCCAAGTCTTCTTCTGTCATTTGAGGAGTTTCAAATGAAACAAATGCCTCATAATCAACATTAGGATTAGGATTATAGCCCTTACTATTCTTCTCAATTACAGAAGTCATCTCACCTGCTTCCTTGCCATATTCATATTCAATGAAACTGTTTCTGAATCCAAGTGGCTCAATTCTTCTATAGACTGCCACATTAGACTCATCAACTCTGTCTGTAGTCAATCTGTAATAAACATAGTTACCTCTGTTTCTTCTTGCAATGAAATCAAAGAAATCATACACAGGACCATCAGGTGTATCTATTCTCTTCTTGACAACCTTTTTATCACCAAAGTTGGCATTTTCATCTATTACAAATGTGACTTCATCCTTCATTTCATTGTCTTCACCTATGAATGATGTTGAGGCATCATCAGGAACTTCAGGAACAAGCTTTCTATTATCAAGGTGATTATAGATATACTGTTCAACAAAGTTACTGTAATCATCCTCAGATGTAAGGAGACTTCTCAGTGTTTCAATGTACTCTGGAACTGCATTTCTTACAGCTACAGGAGCCAAGTGAATAAATGTGGAAGGACCAAATGCAAAGCCATTTCTGTAGAAGCTGTATCTGAATAAGTTAAGAGCAAGTTTTTGAGCTTCTGGGTTACTCATATATAATAGAGAAGCCCAGTCTCTCATATATCTTTCTCTTAGAGTAGGACTTAACTGACCAACATTCTTAAACACCACAGTGTCCACAGGATTTGTATCATTTGCCCTTATCACTCTAAGTCTCTTAATAAACTCAAGGTCAGCTATATCCTCATTCTCTGCAACCACTTTCTTAAAGTAAGTTGGGAAATTATTGATGAAGTCCCTTCTCTTGTCAGCAGATGTAATCATCTTTGTAGGATTACCATTCTCATCTACTGAACTCCAATCAGGTTCTGCACCAAAGAAATCTGTCTTAGACATTATGTAAGCAAGCAAATCATTGTAAATGCTATTCATAGTCTTCACATTCAATCTACCTGTCTTTGTCATATTTCTAAGAACATCAACCACTTCATCAAATGACTCAGTGAATTGAGGGAAATACTTGCTTAACATTCTCTCTGATTGCTTCAATCCAAGTGTGTAGAATGCCTGTAAGAAAGGCAATTTACTTGCAAGCAATTGCTCTCTTATGTTGTCAATGTCATCATTAAGAGAAATACTATCACTGATTACATCTGCCCCTACAAGTGGGAACTTGTCATTCTCCTCCATATCTTTCAAGAAGTCTTGAACCTTTTGGATTTTGAGCTTTGTATCAGCAATAGTTGGACCTGCTGCACCACCTTGAGTATCAGACCTTGTAGCTTGTACAAGCTGACCAAGACTATCAGCAGTTCTCATTATTCTCTTAAATAGGAATCCTACAGCAACTTGTTTCTTGTAGAACTCAACCTTACTGTAATCAGAAGTCTGATGGGCACTTGTGATGCCTGCCATTTCCTTTGCAATAAGGATGTTGTTAGCAAGGTCTTCAATTAGGAAGTCATTATTATTATAGTTATCATAAGTAACTTCTTCCATAATTGCAGCCTTCTTCTTATATTCTACAAGGATTTCATCAATCACAGTGTCCTTACCTTTACCTTCTCTGCTCTCTCTAAAATAAGCCTGAGTAATATCCATGATAATAGGTTGTGCCATAAGCAGACCTATCTCAACAGGATTGTAACCAAGTCTTGAAAGAAGCATAGAGGCATCAGCAGTAAATGTATTCTGGTTAATATCAGCCAACACAGGGTCTTTCACATTATCCACAGATGCAGCCAAGAAACCTGCATTATTCTTTGATATGAACTCTTTGTCTCTATTCATAATATCATGTAGGGATGTAAGTCTCTTCCCATTCAATACAAATGAGCCATTTTCCACATCAAGACCTAATTCAGTATGCTGCATCAAAGCATGGTTTGCATTATGGTTTGCATATATACCAATCAGCTTTGCACCAGTCATATTCTGTTGGTGAAGTTGTACCTGAGTTCTTGGAGAGATAGGGTCAAGTTTTCTCTTGGTTCTTTCAGCAAGTTTGTCAAGTTCCTCCAAATCCATTGAAAGTAACTTAGTGATAACTGGACCATTAGGAATATTCAAATCCCTTCTTAAATCTGATTCATAACTTGAACTAAGGATACTGACAATTCTTGCAGCTTTCTTCTGATAATCAAAACCACCGGGGTTAAGAATCTTAGAGGCTGTATCTGCATTTGTCAGAACTCCCCACATCATATCTATCATCAAGTTATTTCTTGCTTCAAGACTATTCTCTTGTGGGGATTTGTTAAAGTCATATTTCACCTTTACAATCTTGCCACTCCCCTTACTCATAAAGTATTGCTTTCTTCTTGACTTAAACCATTCCTTGAACCTATCTTGTGCAGTTTCAGAGAATTGGTATTTCCTAACACCTTGACCTTGAACAAACTCAATATAGTCACCTACATCAAGTTCATCATCAGGATGCCTTCTTTGATAATCTTCAAAAGCAATTCCTATGTTTCTGTCAATCTCTTCTACAATATCAGCATTAGCTGGGTCAGTATAGAAATCATCCCAAGCATCCTTGATTCTATATCTATCAAGTATCTTAAACTCTGGTAACATGATATACATCTTATCAACATCAAAGTCAGAACCTGACAGGGTAGTAATCTCAGCAGGAAGCATAATTGCAGAACCATTCTGTTGAGGTAGGAATCCCTTGATATACAGAGGAGCCATTGAATACTTATCCTCCGTTGGTTGTTATGTTATCTTACAGATGTTTATTCTGTAATTCTTTATGTTTCCATAAAGCACGGACTATATCTTCACCTATAATAGGTGTTGGGCACTCGTGGGTATATTATATTCTATTTTCATAGTTTCAATACCTAGTCTCTGAACCTTTTATAACCATTTAAGTTATAACTTGGCTGCTGATTGTCCCTACTTATTGAATTGTCACACACTTGCATATTCCCAATAGTAACCATACCTCTTCTGATGAGTCTGAATACCACTAATTATGTTAGAATCCTTTTTGATGTTTCCTAATTGTCTGGCAGCTTCTCTAATAGATTGATAAGTATTTATAATATTACCATCATCATCTATTTGATTAACTTGCCTCTTGTTAGGATTGGATTCCCTAAGCTTTAATCCTATTTTAACTGCTTTGTTTCCATAACAGTTATTGTAAGCCTTGGTACACCATTCTAAGTTCTCTACAGAATTATTAGTCTTATTCTCATCTTTGTGGTTTATACATTCCAAATTATTTGGATTTGGAATGAAAGTATCAGCTATTATTCTATGTACTGCAATAGTTCTTTTCTTATTAGTGTCATCATATAGTTTTACTATAGGATAGCCACTACTGTCTAGTATTACTGACAGGGGTTTTAACATATTACCTTGTCTATAGCTGAATACCTTACCACTTTTAGTTACTTTGTAGCTTGGGTATTTTCCAAATCTACTTTTAATATCAAATAGTTCTTCTTCCATATAATGTTCTTGTATAGATTTATATGTGCAAAGATACTATAAATATTTGAATTATGCAAATTTTGTATCAATAATCTAACAGGATGTTCCAGCAATTCACCCAATTTATTATCCATTAGCATTACTGCTAAAGTGAGTCCCAATCTTTCGATTAAACTCTATAGCCAATCAACTTTCTAAGGTCTTCAGGCAACTTGTTGATGTCAAGTTCATGAGTTCCTTCTTTCATAAGAGGCTCATAGAACTCTCTTGAATAAGCTGGCATATAACACTCAAGATACTTGATTCTCTTGTTCTCACCTTCTCCTTCAAATACCACATGAAGTTCATCAGTCAAGCCATAGTCAGATACCTGAATTAATGCTCCACCTCTAATCTTCTGCTTGGTAATTCTGCTCTTGATGATACTATTCAAAAGGGTCTGCACTCTCTGAGATTGTACAGGGTCAAATAATGGAATATTGAACTGACCCTTCTCATTAAGGGTACATGCTCTCATCATGTCAATTCCATATCTCTGATTACCTCTAATCTCTTCAAGTAGTATTTCCTCTACCTTCTTAGGGTCTTCAAATATATCATCTACATCCATGAATGCTTGAAGGATGTTTTCAGTGTTAATAGCATTATACAAGTCCAGCCATTCTTGCTTGGTCATCTTTTTACCATCAACCTCAATAATGGCATCTGGTGCAATATCAGCAGTAATCAACTTTCTAATCTGAGTACCTACAAGTTGTACAGCATCAATAGCATGTTCAGGAGTTGCAGTCTGAATACCATAATCCTCATAGCTTACTTTATGAACTACATTAGGATTCTCCACACCATCTTGTGTAGTAGCATTCTTCAAGACTTCTTTCACCTGCTTGAAATCATTGACTTGGTTAAGGTCAATAACCCCTTGCTTACCAACTTTAGTAGTAGACTCAAACTGAACTACATCAATGTTATTCTCTTCCATGAACTCATTGATGGCTCTCAGCTTGCTTGACTTGCCAAGAGGTCCAGCAATTAATTCGTGCATAGCAAGTAATAGGAACTCAGAGTTCTTATGCTGTACAGGAGTCTTTATACCTGTATGACCTTGTACACCACTCATGTTATTGACTTGAGTATATACATAAGGTTTCTTAGTCTGCCAGATAATATTGAAGTCAGCAATATTCCAAGTACCATTCTTGAAATTGTTATATGCTTGCTCCATTTCATCTGTCCATTGACCTGACATACCAAGTATTGCTCTATAAGAGCTTAGACTTCTATAAGCCTGTGCATCTGCAACATTAACTGCCTTAAACTTATTGACAATATTATCTCTATCTATCTTGGTCATTTCACCTCTCTTGACTCTTTCATCAAGAACTGTTTCAATGTCACTTAGTACAGAAGAGGTAATCTCATCATCCATCAAGTAAATAGTTCTTTCCCAATCTCTACCAATTCTCTCACCCTTATAAGTTGCTTTGGTATTCATTCTAAGAGTAGGGGCATGAACCTCCTTATATCTCTTTTGAAAGTCCTCTACATTCTTATAGAATGCCAAATCAGTAGTAGTCAGTTCAATGATTTGAGAAGTGGCTAATTTACTATTCCAGTAGTACTCTCTCAATGCAGCTTTTGCATTGTTCTTTACTACAAGGTTTCTATTGATACTGTCAGCTTCCTGCTTTGTAATATCACCTCTTGTAGCCTTTTGAGTAACCATATCCCTTATCTGTTGAAATAGGTTTGCAGCTACTCTATCATCTACTGGGGCATTATTGTTATAGTCTCTTAGCAATAACTCCATATCAGTAGTCCATAGAGTAGTGCCAAGAATCTCTTTAGCCTTAATAAGAGATTTTGCAGTCCTTGAGTTCTGCTGTGCTTGCCCTGCAAAAGGCAGATATTTATATCTTCCATTTGACAGTTCATCAAGCAGACCAATTCTTACCCAATCTCTATATGCTTCTTCAAAACCATTATCCATGACTTCTCTAAGAGCACCTCTGATAAAATCCTTCAATTCAGCACCACTTCCCTCTCTGCTCAACCTACTTAATCTGTCAAGGAATGTCTCCCCATTATCATATCTAATGGAATTGAGTGCAGGTAAGAACTTGAACTCAGCTCCTCCCATACTCTTTATACTTCCATCCTTCTTCCTGACAATATCATAGTTTGCTATAGGAGAGATGTTTGGATTACCATTTTGAAGCTCCTCATCTCTTGCTCTGACAAGCATTATTCTGTCATATTCTTGATTGACTAAATCAGTCAGTTTATCAAGAATAATATCATCATAAGTCAGCTTGTTTCCATTTTCATCATATTCAACCCCACTGACATACTTTCTGAATCTGATGAACTCAGCAGAAGGAGAGTCTGAAAGAATAGGAACATGATACCAAGCCCACTTCACACTTGTTCTACTATCTTCTGGGTCTCCCCAGTATTCAGTAAGAAGTGCTAATGTGTAATCCAAATCATCCCAGTTAGTATAGTCCACTTTATCAGAGTTCAACACCACTTTATGACTTAGACCTCTTCTCATTTCCTCAGAATTGACAAGTTGCTCCAACCAATCACTTCTCCATCTTCCATCCTTGAAGAACCACTCATACTGCTTAAACTCAGTATTAATGAACTCCTCAAATCTCTTCTTGTCTCCTCTTACATTCTTGAGCTGTTTAATCAACTTCCCAAGATAGTTAGGAGTAACATGAGAGTAATAAGACTTATCATTCTCTCTGACACTACTTTCAATAGCATCTTCAGTCACATTAGCCATCATACTTGCAATCATGTTGTAAGCAGAGCCAAATGTATTGATTAAGTCTTCTCTCTTCTCTGTTCCATCTTCTCTTGTCTCAGACTTTATATCACCCTTCTTAATACCACTGAATATTACATTCAATTGAGGTAATAGAAGCATGATAGGGTCAGTGAACTTAATTGTATCAGAGGTTTTAATATCTGTAAGTGCATTCTTCAATACTGAAGGATTGGCATCAATACCAATCATATTCAACAGCTTCAGGATAGTATTCCAAATCCTATCCTCTTCAAGAAGTTTCAATCTTGCCTCAGTATCAAGATTAGAGAATTTGTTGTTTAGGGTTTCAACCCACTTGAGACCTTTCTCAGCATTCTCAATATTTATATCCCCATTCTTCTCATATACACTATCATCATCAAGTTGAATACCATTCTCATAGTTATCTCTCCAAGCATCAAGAAGATAATATACACCCTCAGGCTTATTAATAGCAATAGTCTGCATCTTGAATGTACCATCAGGCATCATCTTTTTCTTCTGAATCCAGTAGGGCATAAAGTCCTTTCTGAAGTCTTGGTAGAACTGAGAGAATAGTGTTTCATCACCTTGTAAAAGCTTTGTTACTTGCTTTACCCAAGGCTTGTTCTTTTCAAGCTCCTGCATAAGAGGAATCATATCCTCAGAGGTAATCATATCCCTCAACTTATCAATGAAAGTTGCATGGACATAATCAGCATCCAAATATCTTGTGAATCCTAAGTCATCTTTCTCATACTTTCCTCTGTAATCCAATTTGGGTACTTGTCTAATGACCTTTCTTACTGCTTGAGATAATGACTCATGGGAGCTTACTTGTCTAAAGTTGGTCATCCAACCATCTTTGAAAGTCTCTTCCTTATTGTAATCATCAGCTTGCTCATCAAGTTCACTATCTCCTTCAGGAGTATCATCATTCAAGTTGGCATCTTTAGGAGCAATGTAGTTCGGGTCAATCCTAATTCCTTCTGTCATTACAAGCAATGTACTTGCTTCTTCTGCCAGAGGTTTGAAGTTATCAACAACCTTTCTATAGGCTTGTTCCTTATATGCAGCTTTCTTCTTTGCAGCAGCCAATTTCTGCTCATCAGAATATTTGTCTGCACCTTTAGCTGAATTGATTTTATCCAATTCAACCTTCACTCTGTTCTCCTCTGTATCATTAATATAGGACTGGAATATATCCAATACTCTACTGAATAATCCAGCAGGAGTGTACTTCTTTATAACAGTAAATCTGTCAAGGGAACTCAGTTCCTTCTGTAATTGCAATCTTTCTTCATCAGAAGCAGTGTCCATTCTCTTGTTAATGGAATCATCCATTTCCTGCAATGCCTTGTCTACCTCATTACTGAAGAATCTTGCAATCAAAGTAACTCTATCCCTTCTTGTTCTTGGGTCAAAGTCTAAATCAACCTTAGCCTGCTCTTCAATGGAAGAGACCTTAGGGGTTTCAAATGAAGAGGATAATGCCTCATCAAGCATCTCTGTTACATCTGCATTCCTAAGCTTAAATCTGAGATCATTAAGTTCTTTTGCAGTAGGATACTCTTCAATAGATTTATTATTCTCTTTTTGCCACAAAGCTACAAGACCCTTTACAGATTCCTCAGTCTCACCCTGTAACTTCTTAGCCAAATCCCTAATCTCTTTAGTTGTTACTAAGCAATTATTCATATAATATCCTTGTTAAATAAAACAACAGCAAAGGTAAGTATTTATCCTTAATAAACCAAGATATTAAGTATAAAAGTTGTCACCAGTTAATTTGATTACTAATTATGGTATAAAGAAATAAGGGAGATATTGCTATCTCCCTTAGAAAATCTCTTAATATTGTCAAGAAGAGATAGTAAATAGCAGAGATTTACTCTACCACATACTTCACTCCATTGTAGATAAGCTGAGAGATTGTATTGATGTTCACCAATCTTTCACCTGTTTCCTTCTCAGTTCTCTCAATATCCATGTCCATACATTTGTATTTACCATCTCTTGAGACAAACTGCATCTTGTAACCTCTCAGTACTCTATCTTCACCTTCAATATAGTCCTTTACAGGATTATTCTGAATGAACTCAAGAGCTTCCTTATAGGCTACAGCCATAGACTTCTTCTGCTTCTTAGCCTTATCAATCAGGGCAATAGCCTCAACTCTCTGAGCCTCTCTTTCAGCCTCAAACTGTTTCTTAGTCTTGGCTTTATCCTGTTTCTTGAAGACTACAGTGAATACCTCAGAAGACTTGATACCCTCAAAGATAGTTCTTATACCCGGAGTGCCATCTTTCTTATCTTCCTTAGTAACCTTCACTTCTGTTTCATATTGGTCAGAAGTGTTGAGCATATTGTGTACATACTCATTACTGAGGTTTACTGACTTGCCACTTTCAAGGTGTGTGAATACTACACTATCCTTCTTCACCTCTTTTACAATATAATGAGACTCTTCAGAAAAGATGTCTCCTACTTCAATTTCTTTGATATTTACTTTCATGTTTTCTTTATTTTAAGATACAACTTCTTTTGAATATGCTAAATATACGGCCTTCATTTCTTCATCACTGTCCATCATAACTGAGTCCATTGTAGCCCTATACATTTCTTTAGCCATCTTGCAACCTCTGGACATTGCAGCAGCCTCAACAAGTTGTGATGTTTTACCACTTGATTTGAATGGAGCACTGATGCCATTAGTCATTTCAGAGAGTTCCTTATACCAAGAGGCAAGAGTAATAGTCAAGGTATCAAATTTAATACCCTTTTCAGCAGCCTTCTTAGCTTCTTCTCTCCAGTTAATCTGATTATTATTAACCCTATCTCTATAAGAGTATCCTACTCTATGAGGATTGGCATCTGCAATAAGCAATACTGCTTTGGTAGAGCCTTCTCTCCAATTAGTCTCTTCTACAATCTTCTTAATTACAAGCTCATAGAATTCATCTCCATCCCCTCCATTTGTATTCTGTGCCTTCTTGACAAAGTTAATAATCTTTTCTTCATCATTAGTCAGATTAAGAACTTGATAAGCTTTGCCAAAGTTATCTTTACTTGGCATATCACAATAATCACCAAAAGCTACAACACCTAATCTCAGGTTAGGATTTGCTTTAAATAATTTAGGCACAAGCTCTGTGACATGGTCCTTCACTGCTCCTATATAAGAAGACATAGAGCCAGTAGTATCAAAGGCAATTACCATATCAAGTACACCATCATCAGATGATACTTCAGCTTTTACCTCTGGCTTTACTTTAGGTTTAACTAAATTTGTTCTCATATTATCAAATAAATTTTGAAATGTTTTCCATAAACTCTTCAGCTTCCTTCTTAGTGACATTAATAGTCTCAATATCACTCTGTAAAGATACTATTTGAGCATTCTTATTCTCAATCTCTTTCTCTATCTCAGTCTTTAGTTTACTAGCATTATCATGAGCAGTCTTAAACATAGATTTAATACTACTCATTCTACTAGCAAATGAAGGAGTTTCGCTTTTTACTGTTTTCTTAGTTCCAAATGCCATAATATTTAAATTTTAATCAGGATTTGCTTCATCATATAAATCTTTAATATATCCTCTTCTAAGGAATTCCATATGTAATGGATGTGCTAACTCTTGTGCTTGTGGGTGAGCACTACTTGCATCTCTTAACTTAAAGAAACCTTTCCACTGTGATATAGTACCAGTCATTACTAATTCAGTCTTAAGACTATTAGGTAATACTGCTCTTGCCTGCTGGGCAAGCCATCCTGCCTTAATCAAACTAAGATATGACCTTTCACTCCTAAACAATGAGTCCACCCAATATTTTGAGTCAGTCATCAGTATCACATTTCCTTTGAAACTTCCATCAAGATTCTCTCTGTAATAATCACTGGGCTCAAAGCTTCCACCAATAGAGTTTCTAATATAACACTCAGGAAAATCTGTAAACCAAGGTGGAAGTATGTAGGTAATTTCACCATCAAACTTATCCTTACTGTAATTACAGTACCTAGTGCTCTCCTGTGCAAATGAGAATACTCTCAAATTGTTATATTAAGGCTCTTTATCCTTAACTCTCCTCATTTCTAAGGAGTATCGGACTATATCATCATCCTTTGCAGGATGCCCAGCACTCGTGTCAGTATTATATTCTATGTGTAGTATAGGAGACTCGAACTCCTGTGATAGCTAATCCTCTTCCAACATAGTAGTAGGTCTACCTATTAATGTAGTTCGCATACAACTACCTCTTACCACATATAGTTTCAACTGTTAGTCTCTGAACCTTCCAACTTTGTTAAAGGTTGGCTTGGCTGCTGATTAGCGTGGTTTATAACTTTATTACAAAATTCATATAATTGTTCCATAGTCATAGTGTGCTTACTTACATTAGCTTGATAAGTCACCCATTGAACATTCCCCTCTATATAACCTCTTGAGGAGTCTATTCTATCTAAAGAGGCTTTACTTATTGAGGGGATATAATCCCCTGTGATAGCACATATTTGGTTTTGTGATATAAATAGATTCCAAAGATACTCAATAGTTACAGAGAACTCAATATTTCTTGCTATAGCAGACTTCCTAAGTTTACCATACTTAGTAGCTGTAAGGTCTCCAACTCTACCATTTTCAATAGAAAGCTGCATACCTCTGGCTATTCCTGCACATTTAGAGCACTGGAAGCATTTATTAGGATTAATTAACTCGTTAGCAAGAAATAATCTTGTATTTCCACAATCACATTGGGCTTTATATTTTAAGTTACCTCCATCATATATAGGTCCTTCTATAACAGTCCAATGCTTATATTTATCTCCAACTTGAATATTTAATCCTCTACTTCTTGCCCCACAACTTCTACAGGATTTAGTTCTACCAGATACTAAATCACTCAAGCACTTTTCTTCTATTTTACCACACTTACATTGGACTCTAATATAAGTATGTCCTCCCTTACTTATAGGAGTATTATCTACTACAGTCCAATCTCCAAATTTATCACCTTGGTTACAATTAAGTTTTCTCATATCTTAGCATATTTAATTTCATGCAAAGATACAAAATAATTTTGAATTATGCAAGTTTTTAACTTTAGCTTTCCAGCAATTCACTGGGTTATTGCCCTAATGTTACCATTAGGCGACACAAAGTATAATTTTATGCCTTACAAATTCATGGGACACACCTCTATCACAGATGAAGCGGACAGTAACCCTTTTTGCATGGGACTCTGTAGGTTCACATAGATATTTCAAGTCATCAAGCCAGTCATTCTCTACAAGTACTCTATAATTAGTAGTGATATATAAGGTATTCCATATGCATCCCCTACCAACATTTACATATGAGTAAGGGTTTGAACTGTACTTATGATAGAACAGATGATAATTTTCTACATCACGAGACTTAATCTGTAAATACACAGTGCCATGTTCTAGCATTGCACCATGACCAGATTTAATCATTCTATCTACAAATGTTTTAGCAGAATCTTCTGTAATTTTATCTTCCGAATGATAGCAGGTTCTTCCTGCTAACTCAATCTGTTTATACATTCCTTCAAGACCAGCTTGCTGTTCTATAATTTCAAAACTTGGTTTAATTAATCTCATTTCTCTAAACTTTTAGGATAATACAATAATGTTCCCATAGAGTTCTTATGAACATCTACATCAGGGAAAGCCTCACTAAACTTCTTCAAATTAAAAGGGTCCACAATAAGATGTACTCCTTGATGAGTAGGAACTTCAGCATGTATAAAGAACTCCTTATAGTCTTTGACTAATTTCAAAGCCAATTCAGGATGCTCCTTATAATTTAGGTAAATCTCTGCACCATTAGGCATGTGATAAGGCTTAGTATTAATCACTTTCTCTGCATACAACCTTACCAAATATTCCTCAATACTGCCCTTCATGGATATATCATCAATATCAACAATCCATAATGGCCGTCTTGACTTGAGTTCTCTTGCTGCACTATTAAGTATCTTTCTAGGGTTTTGGATGATATTCTCAGTGACATTCCTTGCTAACTTCATAAGCATAAGATTCTGCATAGCATCAAAATCTTTTCCAGCTACATTAATGTAAGCTCTTGCTCCATAATGTTCACATAATAGAATAATTTCATCCTTAACACTATCAAGATGCTCTCTACTTCTAATAAGATAAGTATTAATAGCACCTTCCTTAACCTTATTAGGTTTATGATCTTTAGCTCTTTGTACTATTTGACAATGAAAGAACATATTATTCGCTTCATTAAAATAGAATAAAGGCTTTATTAATTCAAAGTTATCTACCATACTACTTCAGTTTGAAAGCCAATTCTTCTACAGTAGATACTCCGAACTCTTTCATAAGCTCATTCTTCACAGAAGATTGAAGCATATTAATAGCTGTAGTAATAGAACCAATAGGGTTTCCTTTTACCAGCTTCTTGAAATTTTCAGATTGTTTACTCATATTATTTCCTCCTTTTATTCTGGTATAACTTCCATTTCATCAACATTCCACCCCTTCAAATCAAAGATAGCTTGTACCTCTTTCTTTGACTTAGGAGCTATGTAATCCCAAGCATTTTGAGGTAATGTAATCTGCTCTTCAACTGCCCTCTTTAGGTCACAATCAGAATAGTCTACATCCTCAAAGTATTCACCATCTTCATCCTTGCCAGAGTCAGTAATGGTGTAGTCAGACACTTTTATCTTGACAGTCTTACTAAGTGTCACAGATACAGTTACTTCAATCTCCCTTTCAGGGAGTTCTTCTTGATTCCAAGGTGCATTAGGGTCATGCTCTGCACCGGGGGGATAATATCCACTTTCAGTCATTTTACTTTTTTTTTTAAGTTAATGTCCAAGTTATTTTCCTTTATCAGCCTTCGAGCAATTACACACTCAAGATTATGAGGAATGCTGATGTGCCTCCCTCCATCATTGACATAGATAGCATGGCTTCCATTATGTCTATCATAGTGAAAACCATTCTTCTCTACTATCCTGATGAACTCTTTCTGTGTGTACTGTCTCATTTATGACATATTCAATACTCTCGCATATTTGTTCTTACATTCTTCACATACATAATGCCCTCTATCATCAATGGTTACAGCAGGTTTGCCACAATAGTAGCACCTGTTTACTGCATTGAATCCAAGGGCAACACTACTCTTTGTGAAGTCCTTGATTACTTCTCTCATAAGAGTCTGGGCTTGTGAGAGTTTCTCTTTCTCTTCCTTAGTCATTGGTGCATCCATAGGAATTATCATTCCTTTGATTCTCCAAAGAAGATTAACTCTTTTTCTCCAAGACTCCTGTTTGGGAGAAGGAGAGGCATGATAACCTCTCCTATCAGGACTTGCATAAATTAGTCTACCTGAATTAGTCATTTTTCACCTCCTTCCAAGATGGATTTGTACTTTTCATAAGTAGCCTTGATAACTTCCTCTCCTATGGGATTAGGTCTTTTGGAATCTCTCTCTATACAGTCTTGAAGAGGTATGAAGAAATTCTTAAATTCCAATTCATACTTAGGTCCTATCACAGTGGGAGCATATTCATTAGCATTATTCCAATCATTAAGTACTCTTTCATAGTACTCCAACTCCTTTGGATTAAGATTCATATTGTCAATAACAATATCAAATCTATAAGACATAGCTTTCCACAAGAATAAATCCTTCAAGTCTTTTACAAGACCTTCCCTACTGGGAACCCAATACTTACCAAGCATATTTCTTATATCATCATTATTGAATCTTACTCTATGCTCAGGGTCTTCAAGTACCCATTGTTTAGCCCAAGTAGTCTTACCACTACCTTGTATTCCTCTACATAAAATTATCTTAGGCATCTTTTACATCTCCTCCTAATTGCTTAATTCTATCCTTAATATACCAAATAGCTTTCTTCAAGTCCTCAACTTCCTTCTGATTGTCAGAGAGAGAAGCATCCTGCTTATGACCTGCTCTAAGGACATACTTAATAGCATTACCTAAGCAAAAATCCATGTGTCTTGTTATATCAATAACTTCAATCCCGCATTTGTCTTTTAGCCAAGTATAATGGGGAGGATGATTAACATTATCAATCTTCTGTTCCATACTTCTTCAAATAATCTGACATCATACTTAACAGTTCAGGTGAGTCCTCTGCTAAACCAAGTACCCTATTACACCTATTACATAATAAGGCTCTCACTTTGCCAGTCTTATGGTCATGGTCTATAGAAGGAGAAGGTTTGCCCCAATCTGTAGTTCCACAGATAGCACATTTACCCTCTTGTCTCTCTAACATAGAATTAAATTCCTCCTCTGTTATACCATAAGATTTGATAACTTGAATCCTATGTCTCTGCCTTCTAACCTCTAAGGGAGGTATAGTTTTGGTAAATTTACCAACTTCACTATAATGAGTTTTCCTACACTCATCACACCTCTCTTGCAGCCCATCCCACTTGATTCTATTAGCAGAGAAGTGGGTGAGAGGTAGCCACCTTTGACATCTTCCACACCACTTCTTCTCCTCACCATTCTCTATCCTATGCTCTATTCTCTTCATACATTATATCTCTTATTCTGCAAATATAATGAATAATTTTCAAATGAGCAAGATATTTAGCCAGAATTTTTATTTGTTTCCCAATCTATGAGTTTAACAAATTTGTCAAAGAAATCCTTCTTATCTCTGACATACAAGTGCTCAGTATTATAATCCTGATAGATTAGTGCATCAAACCACTCACCAGATGCAGGACATTTCATCCTGCACCTGAATAGTGGCATATACTGATGACCATTCTTAGGATATACATACAGCTTTCCTCTTATCTCCTTTAGTCTTAACTTTATAATATAAAAGCTTGCAATAGTGAATATTGCTATCATAACTAAAGGGATTGCTATTCTCCATGCTTCCATATCAATGTACCCAATGGTTCTCCAAATTTTTGACTAACAGTTGTAACTCCTCCAGAGAAGCATCAGACTTAATCCTATTAGCCCTATCACTAATTATCCATACATTACCCTTGACATATCCTAACTCTGGTATTATCTTATCTAATGAAGGGGAGTCATCAAATCTCCCTCCATCACCTATATGCTTGTTAAGTTTAATACCTAGTAGTGGACAATATTCTGGTATGTGAATATCAGTATAGTCTATATCAAAAGGAATACCTTGAGATAATGCTCTTCTCTTAGCACTTCTAATAATGTATTTTTTATAAGCATCCTCATTATTTTGAAGCCTAAGTAAGTCTGTTTGCTTTTCTTTTTCTCTCAAACCAGCTACTGTATTTCTTCTCTCAATCCTTCTTAATCTCCTTCTTTCTCTTGCTTCAGGAGTATTGTGCAAATTTCTATCGCATTCTTTACAAATACTTCTTCTACCATATATCCCTGTACCTTTTGAGTATGCCTCAAGGGGTAAATCTCTACCACATATAGGACAAGCCTTTGTTTGATTTGGTCCTGCTATTTGTTTTACTCTCATATCTTTTTTTTTTGCAAAGATACAAATAATAATTCAAATATGCAAGACCAGAAACAAATTACTTAGGGTTCAATGAATCCAACATGAACCAATTTCAGGCACAGCTTTGATAGTCACCTTCTTACAGAAGATAGCTGCTGCATACTCCATACATTCACTTAACTTCTTGGCTTCCTGCTCTGCAATCTCAGTTGGTGGCTCAATCAGATATTCATCATGCACATCATTAGGAATCAGGACTTTGAATATAAGTCCATCATTCACAAGATGGTTGAAATATCTAATACCAGCAATCTTAGTCATTGCAGCAGCAGTTCCTTGAGAAGGATAATTGCATGATTGGTTATCAGAAGCACTCTTTCTTTTCCAAAGGTGTTTCATCACTGATACATATACAGTTTCTCTGTTAATATCAATGAATCTCTCTTCCACTTTGCCTGCTTTCTTTACTTTATATGAATACCTAACAGCTATTTCCTCAATAGGCTTTCCTTCAGCAAATCTCTTGGCTATCTCCTGCATGATTGCAGGTGGAATTTCATTTATTACTCTGCCACTATCTCTTGCAGCTTTGTAAATATCCCAGAAATCCTCCATACCATTCTTCCTCCTCTCTATACCTTTCAGTATAGGATAGTCATAGATATATGCTCTAAGTCCAGTTATCTTAGAAATCAAGATATAACCTCTATTCCACATGTCTCTCTTCTGTACTTTGAAATAGTCTGCTATACCATAGAATCTCTTGAAATAGTTGTTATAAATCTCTGTTGCAAAGTCTACAGGAATGTTGCAATTAGTAGCCATAGTAGGAGCCTGCCCATTATAATTGAAACAGAACCTTGCTTTCTTAGCCAAATCTCTGAGGTCTTTTCTCATCTTCTTGACATCTTTTTCCTCAATACCATCAAGGTCTTTGGGAAAACACATCTTAGCTACAAATGAGTGCCCATCTCTTTGATTAGGGTCATTATAGAAATCAATCCACTCCTTATCACCAGACAGTTCTGTAAATACATGACCCTCTTGGTCTCCATAATCACAGTCTATCAACATGTGCCCCTTCTCAGGGATAAAGGCTGCTCTTGTCTCTTCTGTAGCAGGAAGCTGTTGAATATTAACACTCTTATCATTTGATTGAGTTGTAGTATCTTTATTCTCATCTTCCTCCTCTGCAATATCATCATCCTTAGTCTTACCTCCCTTTCCTTTACCTCCTGAGCCACAAGACAATCTGCCTGTATCCATCATTTGATTGAATGTTGGGTGGATTCTATGTGTCACAGGGTTAATGGCATCAAGGAAGTTCTGACCAAAAGATGTTACTACCTTGAAGGCTGCTGAATACTCAAGATACAAAGGAACAATAGTACTTTTATCAGCTTGTAATTCTATGTACTTAGACTCTACAGACTTTTTCATCTTGCCTGTCTTCTTGTCTTTGACCAATAGGTCAAACCCAAGTTCTTCAAACAATCTGATTACTTGCTTAGAGCTGTTCCAGTTAATAATACATTGAGGTCCAGTATCAAACTCAGAGAATAGTGATGGTGCAGGTATCACCACATACACACTATCTGCAAGTTTAGCTGGCTTGCCTTTCTTATGAGAATCATAATTGCTTGCAATCAAAGAAGGGTCATTCTTCTTCATCACATAATCAACTACCCACTCATTGAGCTTTTGCTCTGCAATTCTTAACCTCTCTGCATCCTTAACCATCTTAGCCTTCCATTTCTCAGGGTCAAGTCTGATACCACAAAATTCAATATATGCAAGAACTCTTACAAACTCATTCTCAATATCAAGTGCAACTCTCTGACCTCTTGCACTGATGATTGGTAATTGACTATTCATAATATCTTCAAGATATACTACATCATTTGCAGCATAAACTATGACATCCTCAGTCATTCCTACATGTATCTTCCCTCTCACAGTCTTGTCAAGAAAGACATTCAAATATCTATCACAACAAGCCTGCAAAGAGAGGGAGATAATGCCCGGAGGAAAACCAAGATATAGAATCTTTTCAGCTAAATAAGTATCATAGACATTTCTGACTACAATATGTTCCTTATATAGCCATCTTAAATCAAACTTTGCATTATGAATGATAAATAATCTGTCACTTTCAAAATAGTCTTTATACTGCTTGACATCAGTGGTCATGCAGTCTATCACCACTTGATTCTCCTTATTACCTAATTGAAGGGTAAGCAACTTACCCTGCCATATCTCTGTACCTGTAGTCTCAGTATCTAACCCTACAACTCGAAGAGGCTCCAATATCTTCAGAGACTCTTCTACAGAGATACACTTATATTTGGCATCAGGAAATTCAAATAGTTCTCTTTGACCAGTAACAAAATATATCATATCATTCAAATGTTATTGTATGACCATATCCAGCAATAAAGTCAATTGATTTAACTACTGCTTTAGCTTCTTCAAGTAATGAGCCTTCAACTATCATTGGTCCACCAGATGGGTCAATAAACTTATTCTTCTCATCTACATACCCCATTCTTAAAGTAGGCATGTCAGTCTTGATTAAATAAGTCTTTGATTCAGAACCATCAGGCTTCATCATCATTTTGAGATAGTTATTTGCACCACCTCTTGAATTTAACTTGATAATCTTTTCCATTACTTGATATATGCTATAAGTTCCTTAAAATCAAGAATATACTTGTATCTTTCAAAGAATTTACTACCTAAGATACCATGAATTTGAACCCCAGACTCCTGTTTCACTACTGCAAATGCTTCATCCAAGTCAGTAATACTGAACTCTTCTTCAAACTTCTGGCTCTTATATGCTACAGTCATCTTACAGAACTTACTACCAACCTTATTACCCTCAATGCCAATGATGTCCATTTCCTTATCAACTTCTTGATAGTCAAGGGCAGGGACTACAGAACTATTAATATAGGATACATTACTGCCAGTATCCAATAGAAAGTTCAATTTCTTGTCTCCATTATAGAAGGTTACTACAGGAAGTTCTACCAAGTCCATAGCTTCCTTAAAAGAAATCTTGCTATTCTTCTTCTTTCTTATATCCTCAATGGTATTGACAATAAATGCTATTATCAATACCAAGAGGACCACACCAATTATTTCTAATACCATATTTCATGCTTTTTTTTTTGTTATTACTTAATACCAGTAGAGCCTAATCCACCTCTGTTATTATCACCCAAATCATCAACTTGTACAAGCTCAATACCTGAACTAAGCAACCATTTAAGCTTCTGCCACATAGTAGCTTTCTGACTAAGCTGAATTCTGAACTGACAGATTCTGTCTCCTTTCTTAATAGAAGTAGCTTTCATAGGAGAACAGATATAATTCCACTCATCCTTATTACCTGAGTATGAGTTATCTACAATACCCTGACCATTAGGGATAGAAATACTCATCTTCTTAGGTCCACTACTCCTTGAGTTAATAGGAGCTTCAAATCCCTCAGGAAGTTTAATAGCTACTCCTAATGGAATATAATAAACAGGGATTTCTACATCCCTGTGACTTACTTCTTCTCCATTAATAGTTGCTCTTTTAAGAGTGCCTGACTGAGGTGCTGGGATTTCCATATCCACAGCACTTCTCAAGTCAATCCAATCTCCTTTGGGATTAATCTCTGGCATACAGCCCTCTGTTAAAACTTTTACTTTTATCTTTAGTTTCATGTTATAAACATTTTGAATAACCACAATCAATACAGTGAATACATCCACCATCTCTGACTAACTTGCCACCACATTCAGGACATACTTCTTTGACTTCAGTATTAGTGATATACTTAGCCAATATTCTACACATAGCTGAGCTGAATGAAGATATATTATCATTCACTTTCTTTGCAGTCTTAGTGATATACTCAATGTTAGCACCATGCCTCAACAACATAGAAGCATACAGAGTAGCTGCTTTCTCCTCTACATTAGCATTGGCTAACTGCAAGTCTGACAATTGAATATACTCACTATCAAAGCTATAGTGCATTTTGCCCATCTTGATAATCTTACCCTTATGGGGAGGAATACTAACTGGTCTCAATGGTCTGAAAGCAAAGATTTCATAAGGCTTTCCTTCAAGTAAACCTACAAGAACAATAAATTGCTCTCCCTTTACTTTAACCTGATAATAATCAGCTTCAAGTTCTTTAGGTCTCTTAGGAGCCTGTCTGTTATCTATTACTTTAGGTTTCTCTACTTTATTCAATACACCTTCTCTACAACCATCTCTATAGATAGTCTGACCTTTATTACCAGCTTTCCATGCCTCAATATAGATATTGGCAATCTCTTCTTCAGTAGTTTCCTTAGGAAGATTTACAGTAGAACTGATACTATGGGTAATATACTTCTGTACAATACCCTGTAACTTAACTCTCTGATGCCAGTCTATTTCAGGTGCAGTAGAACCATAGTAAGGACTTTCTTTGAACACTTCATTCAGAGATTCTGAACTGGCTGCTTGTAGAGCATCAATAGCCTTATTAGGGCAATCCTCAGACTTGGTTAATTTTATATACCAATTAAGGAAGTTAGGATGAAAGACTTTGAATAAGGTATATTTTTCTCCCTTAATATCAGTATAATCTACTCTATCTTCAGGAGACATACACTTTCTCTTTCTCTCATAGAATGGTAAGAATACAGGTTCAATACCAGAAGAACACTGAGCCATAATACTTACAGTGCCTGTAGGTGCTACAGTACTCCAGCTAATATTTCTTCTGCCATATACTGACATTTTATTAGAGTCTTTGGTATAATTGTTATTAAGCCAATTGTACCATGAGTTAGAAGTAGATAGTTCCTTATCCTTATCCCAAGCAGGGAAACTTCCTCTCTCTACAGCCATGTCAATCTGACAATCAAGCTGAGCCTTAAACATAATCCTCATGATATGCTCTACTTTATTAAGCCCTTCATCAGAATCATATTTAAGACCTAACATTGCAATAGCATCTGCAAGACCTGTAAATCCAAGACCAGCTCTTCTACCTCTAATGGCAGTCTCTCTGATTCTGCTCCATAGGTTGAACTCTGTAAAATCTTCTTCATTCTTTACAACATCAATAATCCTATCTACAGCTTCAATCTCAAGGTCTACCAAATCATCAGCCAATCTTGTAGCCTCATAAGAAATCTTATACAACTTCTCTTCATCAATAGCTGCCTTGTCTGTGAAGGGATTATTAATGAATGAGGAAAGATTAAGATGAATCAACCTACAGCTATCAAAAGGTCCCATTGGTATCTCACCACAAGGATTGGTACTTATCATCTTGAAGTCATCATAAGAACCATCAGGAGAATTGTGCATAGCATCTTCAAACATAATACCCGGCTCTGCTGTATTCCATGCACAGTGCATAAGAGTATTCCAAAGTTCTCTTGCTCTCACTCTCTTATAGTATCCTATAATCCTACCTTGATAATCATAAGTCTCCTCCAGCTCATTATATGGAGCTTTACAAGGCTCTTCTTTCTGTAAATCAGAGTAGAAGGTACTATCTACAGGATACCTAAGAATATAATCCTCATCATTCTCTACAGCTCTCATGAACTCATCAGTAACCTTAACACTAATATTAGCACCAGTTACCTTAGTAAGGTCTTGTTTCTTTGTAATGAACTCTTCAATATCAGGGTGATTAATAGACATAGAAAGCATTAATGCTCCTCTTCTACCATTCTGTGCTACCTCATTGGTAATATCAGAACATACATCCATAAAGCTTGCTGCACCTGTAGATGACTTAGCTGCATTATTTACTTTAGAACCTCTTGGTCTAAGACCTGATAAGTCATATCCTACTCCCCCTCTTCTCTTCATTAGCTGAGCCTGTTGGCTTCTTGTCTTCATTATCTCAGCATAACTATCTTTAGGAGAAGCTATTACAAAGCAATTGGAAAGAGATACCAATTCTCCTGTACCACATCCAGCCATAACAGAACCTCCGGGTATTACATACCTGAAGTTTCTGAATAACTCAAAGATAGCACCTTCTGTTAGTTGAGGTCTGATATATCCATAGTCTGACAGCTTGAGCTTATCTTCTGGCTTCAGATTCCAATTGTACTTTTCTTCAATTCTTGCAAACTCCTTGGCAAGTCTTCTATGTGTATCATCAGGAGTTACTTCTCCCTTTGCTGCATATTTGTTCTGCCAAGTAGATGCTGCCAACTCATCTCCCTTAAAATACTCTAATACTTTATTCATCATTTAACCATTGTCTTATGTTATTCAATTCAGATATTCCTACAGGATATTCTGGTGTACGAGTCAAATAATAATGCAGTTCTTTGACTATTCCTCTCCAGTTCTTGCATATATACTGGTTATTGCTACCATAGGTACAATCAGTAATAGCTTGTGTATCTGGATAAATCCAAACCAAAGGCTTTCTGCTGTTCCTACTTATTACAATGAACCTGTAATCAAGCAATTTATAGTCTTTGTAGAACTCATCTTTATCAAGATTCTGCCTTATTATATACCAATACAACTGTGCCTGAATCCAATAGTTCCAATCAAGGAATGACTTGTGGAACTTCCACTCTTTCTTACTGGAAGTCTTCAAATCACAAGGTATAATAACCTTATTCTCATGGTCTACTATAATCAGGTCAGCCATACATCTAAGTGGAATTCCTTCCCATTCTCCCTTAAACTTGAGCTGATAAAATCTCTCAATGTTAGAATTGAATGGGTTATTAGGCTCAAAATACCACTTGGTGTATCTATGGTTTTTGAGTATGTTTACACAGTCCTGTGCAGCTTGATAATCCTCATTACTCACCAGAGTCTTGTCTACAGTAAGGAATAACAGATTGTAGTACTCTGAGCACTCCTCCTTTATCTTCTTAACCCTGAATGCAGCATACTTTGGGTTGGCATAATATCCACACATTTCCCCTACACTGGCTATAGTATTGTCAGGTATAAGGTCAATGCTTCTATAGGACTCATGACATGAATTAAACAAAGTTCTGGCTACTTGTACAAGGCTATCACTGATAGTAGGGAACTGTGCAACCTCAAACCTCTTATCAAACTCTTCCTGACCATCTGTGAGAAGAGTATCTACCATACTGCCAAACAATAGGGAAGGTGTCTCTAACTTGTCAAATAGTTTATCCAAGTTATCAAATCCTTCTCTGTTAAATCTGGCTATTGTAGAATAAGAATATGCAGGGTCTGCTCTATACTCTTCCTCACTTACTTGCCAAGAAAGGTCATACAATGATTTCCTTTCCATCAATAAAACTCTTCTTCAATTTCACACTCATCAAAGTCATCATATATCTCTTCATTTGGTTCTAACATAACCAAATACAAATCAACTTCTGACTTCAATCTACTCAAATCCTCAAGATTGACTTTCAAGTACTCCTCTTTAGGATTATCAGTTTTCAAACTCTTCTTCACTTTATAAATGGCAGAGTCTACCAATTCTTTCAGTGATTCAAAGTTTCTCTCACTTAGGAACTTATGCCCCAATGGAATATCCCTCTCAGGCAATGAATCTATCAATGCCTTTATTCTTTCAACTGGCTCACTCATAGCTTATTGATAATATCTATAGCTTGTAGCATCTGCCTTACATTATGAGGTTCAAAGAATAAATACTGTATTCCATCATTCCTTTCCTCAAGAGTTCTGAGGAACATCTTTTTCTTGATAGGGTAAGTATCATTCTCTTTACCTTTGACATCAAAATAAATCTTGTAATTACCTTTAATAACTACAAAGTCAGGTGTATAAGTAGTGCTTAGTAATGCTCTTGTTTGTAATTCAAGAGTCTTACCATATTTGCCAGCTCTTATTTTCTTAGGAGCATATACTAATATATTCTGAAGTTTGACTCCTTCCCAGAGAGTGATTTTCTCACTCTCATAGGAGAAGTCAAATCCAGCAGCTTCAAGTTTCTTATAACAAGATTCTTCAAGTTTACTCTTGAATTTGATGCCATTGTAACTTACTGCTACAGCACCTTTTATTTTCTTGTTATTACTTTCCACTTGTACTTTTGAACATTTCTTTCAGAATAGGTTTAACAATTCTACATGCAACCTTTGCATCCTCAATGCTTCTGAATGCTGCAAAGTTTCTGTAGTTCTTGATGTGGGCTTTATTAGCCTTGGTGATTCTGCCATCAAGCATAGAGATGACATAAATCTCAGGACTCTTCTCAATGTGGTCCTCATATTTCTTGTCAAGCTCAATAGCAATCTCTCTGAGTACCATAGAGAATGCAGCAGCAGGCAGAACAGAGTCTACATTGTTCAGGTAGTTGTATGTCTTCTCTGGCTTCCAGCCAAGTCTCTTGGCAATCTTTCCAATATAGAAATCCAACTCCATAGGAACTGTGGTATCAATCTTCTTTTCACCAGCAGGCACAACTACACCAGCTTCCAGCAACTTAGGGAGAGTCTCTTCATTCACAAGCACTTCCTGCATAATAACTCCTTTACCTATAGGAGTATTGATTACACCATGCTTAATCAGTTTGTCACCCATCTTAACTTCTTTACCACTCTGTTTCAAAACAAATTTTTCCATTTTTCTTTACTTTTTATAGTTAATACTCTTTGTACCATTCTATAGGTACTCCATAAATTCCTTTTACTAAATTACTCACATTCCTGAATACCTCATAGGGCATTTTGGTATTAGTCCTTGCAAAGTATGCAGGATGCTCTACCTCAATGATATGATTGAATTTTCCATTAATGTAAGGTTTGAAAGTCTGAGCTTGTCTTCCAAATAACACATATACTGTTGCAGTATTATTGTCAGACAAGTTCTTCAATAGCTTTGATATAAAGGGTCTCCATAACATGACATGGGAACCTACTTTATTCATTTCTACTGTAAGAGCTGAATTAATCATTAAAATCCCTTGCTTAGCCCAACTTTCTAAAGTCTGGTCAAAGGTAATACAATAATGTGGAATTTCAAAATTTATTGCAGCTTCTTTTATTACTTGGAGAGAAGGTGACAGATTTTCTTCTGCCACCTCCTTGTCATTTCCAAATAAAATACCAGTAGCCACTCCCTTTTGAGGGTAAGGGTCTTGACCTAACATGACCACTTTCAAGTCATCATAAGGACATACTTCAAATGCCTTAAACACATTACTTTGTGCAGGACAAATAGGCTTTCTCTTATATTCTGGTCCAAGTTTGCTCAATACAGATTCAAGTTCCCTCTTATCTATTACCCTCATCCATCTGCCAAAATACTCTTCAAGTGTCATAACTGATTCAGCACATCATCTGCATTATCTGCAAGTATTTGATTCAGCACATCATCTGAGCATTTCTGAGGAGTTGGTTTGGCAGGATTTTCTATGAACTTACTTACATCATCAATCAGTATTTGAGGCTTAGTTCCTTCAGGAATATCACTCCTGAAATAAGCATGAGTATTGACTGAATCAATATTGTGTGATACATAGAAAGGAATAATCTTTTTGAGAATGGACTTGTCTATCAGACCCTCACCCCTCAAGAATACCTGAGGGCTTACATGAATCATAGGCTTGTAATAAGACATCACTTGTCTGCCCCTATGTTCCATCCTCCTACAAACAATGGTGCACAGAAGCAGGATATTGAAGTCTTTGTCCAATATAATTCCCTTGCCCCCATAATATACTTCCCCTTTGTTTGTTGTAACTTTTTGCAATCTCTGATTGAAGTTTACTCTTGAGAAGAAGTCATTCACTATACTATCAGCAGTTCTCCTTGACTGATTATATGTATTCACATACATTGGAATGACTATCTTACTTGTATGAGTTATATATGGAAACTCTAACTTGCCCCTAACCACAGACTCTACAACAGACCTTGCAAAGACAGGAACCTCAATCTCATCTGAGGACACATCAATTACAAATAATCTGTTGAAGGCATTGTGATTGTCAAGTGTAGTTTCTATATTAGACACATCATTTACTGCTGTGTCATCATACCCAAGAAATACTCTTGTCAGAGTGTTTTCATATCTCCAGCTATACTCCATTATGCTTCAGTTTTATAGTACATAGTTTCTGCACTGTATGTAGTATAGAATGGCAGGTCTCTATCAATAAGAGGCTCACATTGGTTTGCTACAAAGTTCACAAATAAATTGACCATCACAGATGCAATCATGTTAGCCATGAATGTAGTTTGCTTATATGAACAAACTGTTGCATCTGCCTCTATATCAGAAAATAAGAACTCCTTCTCATATCTATTGATATTGAACTCATCATCTCCTTTGATACAGAGTACTTGGAACTCTTCTGCTGCCAATCTTCCATCTATATACAGGCAATTAGCTCTTTCTGCTTCTGACTTACCTCTTACATGGTCTAACCACTTGTTGAAGAAAGTCTTTCTTGCAGCCATATTATCAAAGCCACAAATCATAATGTCAGAAGCATCATTTGACTCATCAAATCTTTCAGGAACTGCAAACACACTATTGTAGTCACAGTACTTGCTAATCATACCTGAGAGAGCACTTACCTTAGCACTTCCTACATCTTCTCTACTATATAACTGACCTGACATATTGACAGTTTCAACTACATCAGGGTCATAAATAAAGAGTGCAGCAGGTTTCATTCTTGCCAATAAGAAGCCTACATAACTGCCAATGCCACCAACACCTGCAAGTATGACAGTCTTCCTCTGAATTGCTTCATACCAAATGGCAGAACTGAATCTTGAAGTAGACTCATCTATGAGCAGTGAGCCAGAGTTTGTGGGAATTTCATTGTGTGCTTCCTCCACTACCTGTGCTAACAATTCTTCCTCTTCTTCTGAAAGAGGGGAAGAATCTTCACTGTCAGGAAGAGATTCAGTAGGCTCTTCTTCTGTGCCCTCATGATTTCTGATTTCCTCCATTATCATATTGTAGTGATGACCATTAAGGTAATAAGTTGCACCACCAATAGATAATGTATATGTATGAGGAAGTCCTTCATAAGGCTCTATTGTCACATGGGTAAATCCTTCCCTTATGAGGAGAAGAATTGAGTTAAGCTCTATAGCATTCACATAAGATATGCCATTTGCCTCTTCATGGGACTCAACCATATCTATTGCACTTTGGGCAACCTCCTCTGCTGTAGACCTGATAGATTCTGCAACTTCAGGGTCTAAGCTATTTCTTTCTTCTATTTCATTCATCTTAAATATCCTTCTAAAATGTCAATGTATTCTTTGATATACACATTCTCAGGCAACTTGGTAAGCTCTTCAATAATGTCATGAGCACATAATGCAGCAAGTTCATCATCATCCAATCCCATATCTTCAAGAGCATCATCTTCAGTAAACCAGCATAGGAACTCAATATATCCTTCAGCCCATGCCTTGAATAATTTCATTCCTTCCTCACCTTTACCAAATCTTCTCTCATAAAGAGGAACCATACCCTGTGCCCACTTCTTAACATCAATCTTGCTTGCATTAGTAATAATAATACTTCCTGTAATCAATTGAAGAACAAGTGATTTGATGATTTCCTTATTGAACTCTATATAACCATAAGGTATTTCACCAGAAATCTTATTGTCAATATAGTCTGTATCAAAAGGAAGCTCATCCTCACTCTTCTTGACAATCTTATTGGCAGGACTTACTTGACTTGTGTAAGATTGTGTCACTTTCTTACCAACTTCAGGGAACAAAGTGCCTTGCTGAGGTTTACCACCTTTCCAATTACCATACCCACCAGTATATGCAGGTTGTTTAGGTGGAAGTTGTCTGGCTTTCTCTGCTTTGGCTTTCTTGATTTCCTCAAGTCTTGCTTTGAGTTCTTCACGAAAGGAATCTTCATTTCTCTCAAATTCAATCTTCAAATAGAACCACTCAAGTTCTTCACTCTCTACTGTATAAGTCTTGGTATCTGTTACTTCTTCATCCTCAAAAGTAGGATAGGAGAAGTTTTCTGTGATAGTTTCTGTAGCCTTTACTTTTCTTGTAATGGCTGCTGTATATGTACCTTCATTATTGACAATTAAAGATACAAAGTGATTTCTATCCATACCTTCTTCCTTCAAAGTAGCAGTATCTGTGCCACTGAAGAAAGTACTCATATTATTGTGGGAGTGAATAAGTCCCATCTGACAATCAAGCAACTCAGGATTATCAGTCATATAGCTGATTACATCAGGAGACATGTCAAACTCTGTATAAGCAGCAGTTCCAATGTCCATGACATAAATATCCACACATCTGATAGCCAAAGTGCCATCTTCAAATCTCCCTTCTGGTTTATAGAAGAGAGTGCCAGACCATTCATCTTTCCAGATTTGCTGGCATATATATCTTATTTTCTTCTCAACCTCTTCAGGTATAATTAGCTTAAAAGTATCTGACTTCTTCACTAATTCTATTACCTTCTTGGTCTCTTTGTTCTGCTTTTCCATACCTGTAATTAATTACACGGAGAATTTTTGATAATATGTACAATGCTATATTGGTATTGAGTATGATGGACTTGTCATCCTCCTTCACTTCATTGAGGTCTACAATATTGATAAGCACATCTGCACCTTTGAAAGTACACATTCTCTTACCATTGTAAGCTACATATGAATTTACATTGCGACGGGAATTTTCATAATAAATTTTATTATTTGCTATGATACCCTCCTTCAATACACTGTTCCTCTTGAGAGTGTCAAAGGTATATCTCAATTCTTTGTTATTGAACTTCTTATTGTACCAATCAATGAACTCATTACTGATTACAAGCATATACTCAGTAAAAGACATACCAATGGAATAACTCCCATTAGCATAGTTGAACTTCAGTTTACCCTGCTTGATAAAGTAGGAAACAAAGTCTTTAATCATCCCTTCTATACCATCTCCATAATAGTCAAGATGATTAACTACTTTGAATACACCTTCTCCAGCACTCATATTTGAAGTACCAAGATTCTCCAACCTATGATAAGGAATTCCTGCAATGGATTCTACCTCAACATACTTGCTCAATTCAAGACAGAATAACCTCCATATATCAGAATCAAATTCCCTACTGAGATTGGACATAGTATCATTGATAGGACCAGTTCCTGTACATGGAGTCTGAAACTTAGTGAAGTCACTTGTAGGAATACTACTTACATGAGAGTGCATATACCCATTACTGATATGAAGATAGGTATATTCAGCCCTGTTAAGAGCAAAATAACCATTCATTGAGCCATTGTGAAGTACCTTAACCTTTGCATACAAATGATTAATATCCACAAATCTATTATACTCATTAGTAATTCTCACATAAGGAAAATGCACAAGTATGAACCCTGAACCAAATTTTTTCTGTCCTATACTGTCCACCATCCACCCACTACAAAGTTGGTTGAGGACTAAATCAAGTACCTCACCTCTAAGGTCAGTTAAGGACTGCCCTCTATAAGTGTTGTAATCCTCCCTACTCATACCAAGCAACTCTCGTGGGGCATACTCAGAGATAGGAGTTACATCAAGCCATGACTTGAGTTTATCAACACTCATAAATCCCTGCATATCTACTTTATCCTCCCCAAAGAAGTCATTGAATATAGCCAACACTTGATTAGGTTTATCCATAAGTAGGGAATGCAGTTCCTCTATTTTATTTTCTATTAATTCATTCATACAGAATAAAAAAATAGGTGGGGAACATTTCTATCCACCCACCTATTAGTTAAACACTACTTTGCTTATCTTGCAAAGTCAAACATTCTGTCAATCTCATCATCAGAGTAAGGAGATGCAGAAGAAGGCTTGTAATCCTCAGAGGCAGCCACTTCAACTTTACCACCAAGAATGTCTTCAATCTCCTCTGCTTCATCATCCTTAAGAGTACCATTGTCTGTGAGGATAGTAAGCAGTCTGGAGAGTGCAGCTCTTGCCTTAGTATCTACACACTCGGCAGTGCCAACCTGTTCTTTAGCTTCCTCCTTTTTGGTTTCAGCTACTTCCCCTTTCTTTGCAGGAGTCTCTTTCACAGGCTCTTTTGCAGGTGCAGCAGGTGCAGGCTTGGATGCAGACTTCTCATTTACAAGTGCAATAAGGTCAGCAGTCTTACACATAGTGAAGTTCTTGCCAAATCTCTTTACACACTCTTCCTGCAAGCCATTTGCTTTGATTGCAGCATAAGCATCTGCTCTGCTCATGTCTGCACCACTTCTGATTTTCTTGTTAGTATTGGTCAGCATGAATACCAACTCATTGGTAGTCTGACCTTTGTAAGGCACATCATGAGGAAGAACCGAAGCATCATCCTTCAATTCTACTTTGGAAGTGCCTTCATAGAAGGTCATACCATCATAGTCAATACCATTCTGTCTCAAGTCAGCTTTCAATTCAGACAAAGTAGTAGCTGCTGACATGATTACACTCTTCTTCTGATTTCTCGTAGAAACAACTGTAATTTTTCTTGCTTCCATTGCATTGTTTTTTTTTATGTTAGACACTTTTGTTAATGAACAGACCTATCATGATTTCTTTGAACTTTTCTTTGTCTTGAAGAGAATGATACAGGTCTGAAATATCTTTCCCTCCTTCAAATTTAGGTAATACTATATTAGTGAACCCAGTTGATACTGATAGTTTCTCTCCATCTATGAGACCAGCTTCATCATTATCAAATAAGATAAATACCTGCTTGTATCTTCTTTTGAGTTCACTAATAGCAGTATCACTCATCTTGTATCCCTCACCTTGAATAGCCAAAGCAGGAATACCAGTATTAGCCCATAGACAAAGTGCATCCTTGAGAGATGAGCAGATACATATTTTCTCCCCATACTCAGGTACTTTTGTCCATAGGCTTATTACTGATGTGTCATGTTTGTTACTCCACTTGTAACCATCCTTATTGAATGGTTGGTAAATCTTGAGAGTAACCTTACCCTCTTTATGCTCCACATAAGCATAGGCATATCTATCAGCACCAAACACATATTTATGACCATCTTTTATGACAATCTTATGTGATATGGGGTAAACTTCTGCATATTTAAGCCATTTTAAGGTTATTCCATAGGATTCCCAATATTCAATATCATATTTCCTCCACTCCCTAACCTTGCATTGAAGGTCAGTAGTCTTGCTATAACTGTTTGTAGTCATCACATTACAGGGAGTATATGATTTAATATGAGAACCTACCTTAAACTTGGACATATCCTCATTAACTCTCTCAAGAACCTCTTTATAACTGCAATTCCACATCTGACCAAGCAGGTCAAATAGACCTCCTCTGTCTCTTGTAGATAAATCAGTATAGAATATTCTCCTGCCATCAATAGAATATAAACCAAATGATGGTCTTCTGTCCTCCCTCAGAGGAGAGTGAATTATACAAGGAACCTCTGTGATACCCAAGTAGTATGACAGAATATCTGCTTCTGTCACTCTACTTAGGATGTCTTCAAGGCTCACAGAACTCTTACCAGAACTGAATGCCATATCTTATGCCTCACAAATTTTATTATTTACCAAACCAAGGAGAGGGAGCACCTGTACTTGGTGCATCAAATGGCATATCACCATCATCTGCACTACCACTGAAATTAGTGGACTCAACTGCATACTCCTTCAAATCACACACACTGAACTCTGTAGTAGGATAAGCACCAGCAGCCTTTCTTTCCTGCAATTCCTCATCCAGCTTGCTGTAATCAGTGATATTGTTCTTCAAGAACTTCTGAGTATAAACAGCCTGATACTGCTTATTATCATCAGTAGTTCTTACACCGAACATACACTTAACCTTATTCTTAGGCTGAAGTGCAATCACATTTCTCAGCTCGGAGAAATCTCCCTTGAAGTAGTCCTGAATCTTGTCAAGTCTTGCTTCTGCCTCAGACTTGTCTTTCAGTTCAACTACCTCACCATTCTTCTTTCTGTAAGACTTGTTAGGGATATTCAGATAAGCCTTGATAAAGCCAGTGAGTTCCTCTTCACCAATAAATGCAGGTCTGAAGTCAGCAGGTTCAAACCAACTGAGACTCTCAGGTACTCTACCTGCCTTAGCATCCTCAATAGGAAGCCAAGTAGTCTCACCATACTTATTGATTACCTGTACTTTGCTACCATCTCTGTTGTATCTTGCCTCCTTAGCAAGGAAGAAAGACACTTTGGTCTTCATGTCAATGCCATTGGACTTCTCAGGGTCAGTCTGCACGATGAAATCAAGTCTCACCTGAGGCACTTTATACTTAGCACCTTCCTGACCAATCTCAGTCTCACCCATATACTCAGGAGCATTCTCAAGCTCTGTGTCATACAGTTTCTCAAGCTCTGCCTTAGAAGGATTTACTGCCAGTACAAATACAGGAGCAACTCCAATGTATCTCTTTACTACATTACCTTCTGTGGATTCCTTACCAGTGGCAAATGCCATGAACAGTTTGTTAGTCTTATTCTTATTCATATCTAAAATTGATTTTGATTGTTGTTTTTTTTTTCTTACTCTTCAGTAGTCTCACCAGACACCTCATTGAAAGGATTGGTAGGGTCAATAGGTGCTTCCTCACCTGCCTTTACCTCAACCTCAGGAGCTGTCTCAGTATCATCCACCTGCTCAGCAGTAGCACCTTCAATATCCTCTGCTGCAACAGGAATTACAGTCTCAGGATATTTCAGTACATACTTAGTAACCTTTACAGGCTTGCCATTCTTATCTACTGCACCAGTAGTCTCAATGACCTTTTCAACAAGGTCTTCAGTACCATAACCACCAGTCATGGTCTTGATAGAAGCCTCATACTGCTCCTGCATAGTATCAAGCTGGTCATACTCAGCCTGAAGAGCATCAATTTGCTCTTTCAGCTTTGCTTTCTTAGATACCATAGGATTTACACTCTGTGCAGTTCTCTTGATAGTTGCAATCTCAAATTTACTAAACTTTTTCATGTCTTCTTTTATTAAAATATTGTTATTACTTTTCCTTTTGCATCTGTTAAAGTACAAATACTAAACTTCTTTTGAAAGTATTCTAAAGCAATTGAGAAAGGTTCCATTATCTTGCCTGACCTCAATAGAATCATGACAAATTGTTGTGACATCAATACATCTTTACCTTTCTCAATGCAATAGTCTACTGTAACTTTGAACATATCTTCAGTTCCCAGATACCCTGAGTTAATCTTTCGGGTTAATGAAAGGATTTCATTCCTATCCATTATAATACTCATTAACCTTAGCTACTACAAGTCCAAGGTCATTGGGAATGTATAACTCAGGGAACATTCCATAAGGAGATTTGGGAGAAGAAGTGAACTCATCCTCATTGGTAATGAACTCTTTCACAATCTTCTTCTGACCTGCATCAAATCTTGACCTACCTACGAGAGTAACATCAAATTTACCTTCAGGAGTTACATACTCATCAACCATCTTGCCAGTGGTCTTCATCTTCAGATAGATTCTGCCATCCTGCTGAGGAACTTCCTCTCCATGAGCCAAGATAATGATATTCTTATCACTATCCCCATACTTCTCAATAGCAGAGAAGATTTTACCCATGAAGTATCCAATCTTCTTAGGAGTATCCCATCCACCTTTCAGAGCATTATCCATGTAGTAATCCTGCATGAGATAATTGAAGTCATCCACTACAATATTCTTGTATGGACTTTGAAGTAACTGTTCAAGAAGAGTTGCTATCTCCTCTGGATTATTGGAGATATACCTGTTTCCTGTAGCCACTTTACCCTTCTGTGCTACCTTGTACAATTCCCTACTCTTGGGAAAAGTCAAAGGCTTTGAGGTAACACTGATTACATAGGTCTCATTGGGGTCTAAACCAACATGGTTCAACTCAGGTACTTGACCCATACTGAAAGTCTTACCAAAACCTGACTTTGCAAGCACTAAAATTCTACTCATCTGTCTTTGTTTTATCTATTATTAAACACATTTGCAAAGGTATGATATCAAATCCACCTATGCAACTTTCCAACTATCTTTTTAATTGCAAAACTAAAGAAAGACTTATTGGTCTTCCTTCCCTTGAGAGATTCAATATAGTTATATACCTGCTGCAATCCCTCCTTATCCTCTGGTCTGGGTAATTCATTGAATGTACTTACTGCACCATCAAAGAACAAAGGGCATATCTGACCACCAGCACCATAATCTCTATCTTCAATCACTTCCATGAATCTGATATGATTCCTGAACTTGGTTATATCATATCCCTCATACTCTCTCAAACCATACTTGAAAGGACTATATAAGCCAATGACCATATTGGCATCTCTTGTGGTAGTTTTACAATCTGCAAGACCATCAGAAGAAGGTTTCAGCTTATTCAGCTTTTGATTCTCAATGCCTTCTTGTGCTTGAGCCTGATGTTGAATGAGTACAAAGATGTAACTTAACTGATTTCTGAGTGTAATGCCGTACTTACTCATCTTATCAATAGTCTCCATCTTCTTCATTCCACTCTCATTAGTCAAGTTGGAAGCATTATCTATGATGATTATCCTATACTCCTCAGGGTCATCAGGTGTATAAGGATTGATAGGGTCAATTACCTCAACCTCTCTCAATTCATCAGTCAGTTTGTCCTTCCTCATCTCCTTTCTGAAGTTCAAGTGTCCATGTGTAAGAGCATAGTCCCTACAGTACTTATTGATTCCTGTAGGATTCCTCTGGTCATCCACATATATCACCATATTCTCAAATGCCTTGATATACCTTTGATACCTCTCAGTCTCAAGTAATTCAAGAATCTTCTCATCAACAGGATGGTCTTGGTCAGTACTCTTCAGTTCAGTAGGAGATATTTCTATCCCATCTAATCTGAACAGCAAATGACAAAGGAACTCATTATACTTTTCCTCTGGACTCATCTCCAAAGTAAAATAGAGTACCTTTACTCTCATCTCAGAATGTTCCAATGCAAAGAACAAAGGTTCATAGATAAACAAATGGTCACAAAACTTGGACTTACCAATCTTCTGATTGGCTGTTACCACTATGAACTTCTTCTTCTCAATACCCGGAACCCATCTTCTAAATCTTACAAAGGGGAAAGGAATACAGTTGTACAAACCCTTCTCAACTCTTTCCTTTCTAACCCTAAGATTGTGCATGACTTCTTGAAATGTACTCATACTAACTCAAACTTGAAGTCCAATCATTTCTTAAATTCTCTTCCTGACCAGCATTCTCAATGTAGCTGATTAATTCTGAGTCACCTTCAACCTCACCATTTGCACCAACCTTCTCCTTGAAGATAAAGTACTTCAGTAATCTCATATACTGATAATTACCATTGAATCCTTGCACATACTTCTCTGCTGCTTGGATTATTTGCTCATCAGTAAATTTATTGCCATACTTCTTAAAGAACAGTTTGAGTCTCCTTACAATTAAGGCTACTCCATCTGCCCAATAATAGTTAGTACCATCTTTCTTGCCTTTAGGAAATATCTCTTTGAGTCTTGTAGCCAACTGAATCAATCTATCCTGTGGCTCCTGCTCTTTATCAGAATCCATAATGACAGAATCAAGCACCTCAGTGCCTTTGTTTGTGAGTCTCCAGCCTACTTGCTGGAACAAATCATTCCTTTCTGCTGTTATGAGACCTTTCTGAATTAAAGCCTTTTCTGCTCTTTCCAAGTCAGCCTTATTGTGTATTACCAACATCAACAAGGCTTCATCTATGGTTATGCCATTCTGTTGAGCAGCCTTCTTATTTAAGCATACTGTTGTCATAGCTCTAAATCTATTAAGTTATCAACTTCAGTTATGTACTCCTCATTGATTCCTTCAAGAACATTTTCCAGATATTCTGTATCCCTCGTATCCTTGTAATAGAATATGAACTGAATAGGGTCAGTAGCTCTTAGGCTACGCCCAAACTTCTGTACAAATGCTCTCTCCTGACCATCAAGTTGTACAATTACACCAGCCTCAATATCAGTGAGATTCTGTCCTTCCTGCAACATTCCAACAGCAAATAGATTATCTATCTTCTTGGTATTGAAGTCATCTATGATGTCTAAAGAGTTGTCTTTCTTTGAGTGGATTGCATTCTTACCACCAAGCAACTCAGCCTGTTCTATACTTGTGCAGAAACAGATAAATCTCTTATCTCGAATTTTATGTAGTAACAGCCTTACTGCCTGAGTTTTAGACTCCCCAAGAAATCTCTTTCTCTTTGAACCAACTTGTAGCCATTTGTTCTTGACAAACTCCTGTCTGGTTCTAAAGAATTGACTTCTCCAATACTCAAATTGGTCAGATAGATAATCATATTTCTGTTGTTGTGTACAGGAAATTTCCAGTGTCACATTAGGGTACTTGTTTTTATTCTTCAAGTACTCCCATCTTTCATGGAACTTGCACTTGTAAGTGACTCTCTTTTCCTTCTTACCCCACTCCTCTATGATTGTACAATTAGAGTATGTACTATCAAGAGTCAATGGAATAAGATAAACTTTGGGAGCTGGTAATATTCCCCACTCAATAGCCTGTTTGAGAGTAACCTTTGAAGTAACAAATTCCCCAAAAACTCCAGTTACAGCCTGCATTACTTGGTCAGGAAGAGTAGCAGATAGCAGAATTATGTTTTGGGCATGAAGTTCAGTGAGCACATCCATCCTCAAATCAGAGCCAAGATGGTGAGCTTCATCAAAGATAGCCAAATCCCAATAACTGTTCCTATACTTCTTCAATGAAGCATAGCACTCCATTACCACATTATCTGTCTTTAATCCCCACCTATCAAACTCTATCTTCCAATTGGACTTATGTGCAATTTCTGCAACTACCAATAACACATTGAGGGGTTCTTCATACTCCTCAAATTCTTTATCTGCCAGATAATTAGCCATATCAATAGCCATTTTGCTCTTACCTAATCCTGTACACCATTGTAGTGCAACTCTATTGCTTCGCTTAATTAATGGTAGAGACTGTATCTGTAGTTCCTCTTTTGTCATATTGATTTACTATTCTTTTCAACTTGTTAATATACTCAGGGTCTTCTGCATACCCTATATCCGATAAAAACTTGTAATAATCATTCGGAGGTTTATATCTGTCCTGTATGAAGTCAAGATAGGCAACCACACTCTCTGACCAGTGGTCAAATTTATAGTAGCTTTCAGTCCTGCTATTATACAGACCGAACAAATTGTTACACTCCCTATATACCTTTGACCTAAAGTGTCCTGTCTCAAGAATTGCTTGTGCATAGACTATTTCAGGGTGTTTTACCCCATAATAGTTCATTACAGCAATTAAGTCCTCCTCAGGATTTTCTGATAACAGAAACTCTGGTTGCACTAATTTGACATCCACCACCTCACATTGAGGCGGGTCATCTCCCTTGTAGTGGTCTAAGAGCACTATAGCCCCCAGACCTAATACTGCAAGAGAAATGAGTACATTGAATACTCTTTGTTTCATATCTTCTTGTTTAATATTTCTTTTATTGCCAACAGGCTTTTAGTTACCCAGTTATTCCCATTTAATGAGAACACATGAGTCTCACCATTACATTCTTCGGGGTCCCATACTGCATGTACAATGTAGAAAACAAGGAAAGCTACAAATGCTATAATGTTTACAATAGGGATAAGATACACAAGTACTATGAGCAGTAATGCCCATACAGGTAACTTGAGGTCATACTCCTCTTGTAATTTAGTATAGTAGTCACTATCATATACTTTGACATGAGTATCTTTGAGTACACAGACAGTAGTGAGAATAAATATGATAGCTATAATAATCCACCACATACTATTTACCTGCTATATCTTTGAATAATGTAGGCACTGTGCCATATACAGGCGATTTACCATCCCACTTGTCAAGCATCATTTGCTGTACAATCAAAGGAGATAAGGATGCAGCAATCTTTCTATTGTATTCTGCCTCTGCATCACCCTTGATTTTCAAAGCCTGTGCTTCACCATTTGCTGCTGCAATCTTCTTCTCAGCTTCTGCCTTAATCATCAACACTTCATTCTGTGCTTTCTGAGCTTCTTGAACTGCTGCATTCTTTGCATCAATAGCATTTACAAGAGTCTGAGGATATTGCAGACCTTAAGTCATCTGCTCTAACTGAAAATTCTCAGCAAGTAACTCCTTAGCCAGTCTATCTTCAATAGCTTTCTCAAACTCTTCTCTTTTGCTCACCAGTTCATCAGTAGTGTAATTATTCAACTGGATTCTGAAAGCATTCCTTACATAATTGTACAGAGTTGTATTGATAACCTCGGTAATATCCTCTTTCCTATACTTCTTGAATACCTCAGCAGATTTGCCATCTACAATTTTCAAGGAGATAGTAGGGTCTACTGTAAATGAGCTACCATCTTTGGCATTGATACTGAATGGAGCATAGTCCACAGTCTGTACAAATGTAGGATACTCATACACAGCAGTAGTAATGGGATTATACCATACTGCACCAGTGACAAGAGTAATGTCATCCACTCCCTTGTCATCACCATAAAGGTTCACTTTGATACCCTCATAACCAGCATCCACCCTCTCATAACCACAAGAGGTGAACATTACACTTGTCATCACCATAAAGGTGAACAGAAGTCCTGTAATAAACTTACTTTTCATGTTTTCTTTGTAATTTAATTGATGTTAAACACTTTGTTTTGATTGAAATAACCACTATAGCTACTACAATGAGAAACCCAATCACATTTCCTATTGTATTAGGCATTGTTATCATACTAAATCCTACATTAAGTAGGATTATAAATAAGATAACCCATACCACCAGCTTACTTATTGTACTTGTTTTCATACCACTTTGATTACTTTTACATTGGATGGAAGTACCTCATTATCCCAATCCTTGTAAGAATTAGTGAAGTACACCTCATCATAATTCTCACTCAAGGTAACAATGCCTTTAGGATTGACCATATGAGTTACATAGATACACAATTTTCTGTCAGGTGCAATCTTTTTCAGTTCTTTAGCAATGCCTGCAAATGTGCCTCCTCCATCACAAAGGTCATCAATTACTACAAGTGGCTTGTCAAACTCCTCCAAGATTTCAGGATTCTCAATCTTGAAACCAGACAATTTGCCAGTTTCAGTATCTCTGACCTTACTGCAAAGTACCTCAGTGGATGCACTCCCATCATATCTCTGCATAGCTCCTTTATCAGGATATACTCTAAGATACCCATCAAAATCAGGCATGGGAGGCTTAATATCTCCCCAATACTCATCTATAAGGTCTTGCACCTTATGTGAGTGAGGCTCAAGTACATGAACTGCTTGAGGGAACATGTCATTGATTACCTGTGATACTACACTAAGAGAATAGGATTCATCATAGCTTATCACTCTGTCCATTCTCATGCTCATAAGATAGACAATATCCAAACCAAACAGGATTCCCTGCCTATTCAGAATGTCACCCACCTGCATAAGAATAAACAAGTCTGTAGGATTTGCTATCCTACATACCACTGTGACATCATCCTTTTCTTTAGTCAGAAATACATAGTCAGGCAACTCCTTGTTATTTGACCATTTGTATTCAGAATAGGTGGTATAATAAGGGTCAATTAGGTGTTTCCCATCCTGAGATTTACTTACCCAAAATCTGACTCCTATGCCTATTTCCTTTATCTTGGCAATCCTCATATAAAAGTAAGATGCCTTGTAATCTGACTTTGCTGCTGAGAACATATCCAGTTAGTCCTCAAACACTTGGTAAGTGTACGAAGTACCCCCAAGGTATTCTACTGTTCTCTGCAAATGAGCTTCAAGTCTCTCCTTCTTACTCATTGCAGCCCACTTGCCAGGCTTAGACCATGAAGGACAAGAATCCTTGTCAATCATATACTCATAAGCCTCTTTGCTCATGTTCAGGGACTGTGTAGCTGGCTTGCACTTCCTTGTATGGAAAGTGATAATCTCTGGATTGGTGCCATTTGTGTCAGTCACTTCCATAGTGTGCTTCTCCATCTTGTCCCAATCCTCAACTACTTTTGTTACTGTTCTCTTTCTACCATTCTTTGTAGTAATGGTCTCTTGAGTTGTTTTAAGGCACTCCTCCTTGCTGAACATTGTGCTTCCTCGAAGCTCAATACTCAGACTTAACTTGATTTCACTCATGTTTATTAATCTTCTTCAGATTCTTTCTTCATAATTGCAGCAATCATAAGTGCAAGCATTGCATCTCCTGCTGTTGCTTCACCTTTGTCTACCTTAGCCTTCAGCTCCTCTACTATCTTCATCTGTACAATGTGCTTCAAGGCTTCAATAGTGCCAATCAGCTCCTTTGCATCAAGGAAGATAGCACTTGTTACAATCACCTCAATAGGTGCTTGAACAGTCTTGCCTTTGTATCCTTCAATAAGCTCTTTGACTAATTCAGGATTCTTCAGGCTTCCAGTTTCCTCACCATCTTTAATGGCTTCCTCAGCATTCTTAAAGTGCTGTTCTTTCAATACTCTGTCAAGAGTAGTCTTTTCTTGATTCTCCATCTTTTTTTTTAGAAAGTTAATAATCAATATATGTTTGGTAACATACTCAAATAGAAAGGGCTACAATATTTCTACTGTAGCCCTAAAGAGGTGGAACATCCTGTAATGGTATGTTGTTTTTGTATGTATTGAAACCACAGAATCAGTCTGTTACATCTGTGGGGGTTAAATTCAAATATAGTCATGTATAATATTGAAGTAACCACTACATACACCAACCTCTATTTTGCGGGGATGATTGGACTCGAACCAATATACTTTTGTTTACGAAACAAATGCTATAACCGAAGTAACTCTTACAAACACTACTGCTTTACCAGAGAAAAGGCATAAGAGTATGAATTTATTTAGCTACATCCCCATATTGTGAAATGCAGTAAGAAAAGCCATCAGACTTAATAACACATAGTATTATCCGCAACTATTATCAAATTCAAATTGATGAAAGTCTAATGTACACTATACTGCATTTAGGGAGGAGTATAGGACTCGAACCTATGACCACTGGTTCCACATACCGAAGTAACTCTATCTGCCACCAATATTACTATGGAACATTTGACAGAGTAACATTAAGTGCTCTATCCAACTGAGCTATGGCAGCATGAAAAGGCAAGCTGGTCTTCACAGATGAGCTTGCCATTGGCTTATTACCCGAACTAAAACCTATTTGAACAGTTCTTTGACTTCATCACCAAGAATCTTGACTGCCTTGATAGCATCCTCTTGGTTCTTGAAGTACACAACTCCTGCATACTGTACTGTGTTGTGCTGATATACACCAACACCATTCAGTGTTTCTACTACAGGACCATTCCCACTGTTGTAATTACCAAGGAAATATCCTGTGTTGCAGGTAGTCTTCTTCCAATTCTTGTTATAGTGCTTGGCAATGATAGCCAGCTTTGCAAGTACTTGGAACTTCTTCTGCTCACACATAGGAGTATTGAAACATCCACAAGCTTGGTCTACTTTGGATTCAATCAAGCTATAGTTGAGTTCCAGCTCATCCTTTGTATAAGCATTCAATGCCAATGTTCTCAGTGTGGCATTTCCACTGTTGTACCACTCCATTGCCTGTTCAAGAGTGATACTGATGTTTCTTGTTTCCATATTGTTTCTCTGCTTGTCAATGTCAAAATCACTTCCTTGAGCATATCTACCATTCAAAGTTTCAATCTGAATATCCTTCAGAGTAAAGCCCTCCTGTACTCTTGCACAACAAGGAGTAATCCTTGTTACCTGCATATAAGGTACATATCTTGGGTCTTTGATAATATCTCCAACCCTAACATAGTCAAAAGGACACAGGAACATGTATTCCTTTAAGTGAGAAGTGTTTGATACTTTGTCTTCTACAAATACTATATAAATTGTTCGTACCATGATTATTTGTTTATTTAAGTGGGAGCAGTTTCCTACTCCCACATGGTTGTTAATCTTCTACTTTCCACAGTCTGTAAATGTAACTAGAGTAAAAACCCTTCTTCCATTTGTTGGCATATTTCCACCATTTCTCAGTCCAACTGAGGTCTGCCCTCTTGATGAAAGGATAGATGATGGCAATACACAATATGAGAGGAAAGTAAAGAATGTACATTACTCCTTTTATCATTGCTTCTAAAGCAAGGAAAGGCAAGGTAATTATCATACCCACCAATTCAATGGTTGTTTTCATTTTATCTGTTTTCTGTATAATGACAATTTTCACACTCATGTCCATCAAACAATTCTCCACAATTAGGACATGTATATTGTGGTGCATAAGTTGGTTCTGTAGAGAATGCAGCAGACTCATCTGTCTGTATATTCCCTTCAAGTTCTAAGATTTCTTGTATCTCTTCTTCCATGATTGTTCTGTTTTTGCTCTTTGTGAATACATAATTTGAGTCCTGACTGACCTTTGGTTCTAACTCAGTAGGCTCTATTGGACCACAACTACTCACCACTAATGTGATGAGTAGTGTGTAAATTGCTGTTCTTCTCATTTACTCTTTCTGTCTCTTGATGCCAAATATACAAAGAAAGCAATGATTAGTATGATTGTTATAATATCTTCTGTACTTACCATCTCTTTCTCCTGTATTTGTTGAACTCCTTTGTTGCTTTCACTCTGTTGGCAAACTTGATGACAGTTAGACTGTTTTCACCAACTATAGTTATCTGCCATTCAAAGGCATGAGTACCTGATAGAACAATTGTTCTGCCGAGCATATCCACTATGGACATTCTTATGCAATTGGTGCAATTCTCTCGGTGAAATGTATGTTTCCTTGTCATAGCTCAATCATCATAAGGTCTGACAAAAGTATATACATACACATCAAGCTCCTCATTATATGAGAACTCATAGTACACATGAAGAGCATTTAGCATAGAAGGTTCTTTATCATTCTTCAATTGATATAAACCCTTATTCCATATTGCTCCTTGCTCATAACCAAGCTTATCCTCCATAATAGAGGCAATAGCCTTCCTTGCATGAGGATAATTCTCATCTTCTGTCTTTATATGATACACTTTATGCTGTGTGTAATCACTGTTTGACAGTTGTGGCTGATACTCTATCTGATAAAGTATGCCATTGTAAAAATGTTCTGACATTTGTTTGAAAGTTTGATTGATTGTTGTTTGTTAATTGAAGCACATGATGGATTTGAACCATCATATTATTAAGTATTATACCTCAATAATGTTTTCCATTAAACTAATGTGCTTTGTAGTTCTCTTGATTAATCCTGTAAAGATAGAAGGTCAGACTTTATCCAAGGCAATATTGCCTCTTTAGTCTCCATTACCTATTTAATGCACTGAACATAAACCTGTGCCACTTTACTACATCATATTTTATTTTACTAAATATTGGATACACAGTTCACAATTTTACTCATTACTTGTTTCTGGGTTCTAAGTTGAGTCTATTCTTGCTTCATCACTAAGCTATTGATGATTACACAATCAATAGATGATTGTCTTTTTCTCACACAGTCCTGAGTAGTGTATGTGTCTTTACTTCCCAGCTAACTTTCATTAAGTCATGCTCCTCAGTAGTCTAAATAAGAAATAATGTATGACTAATCAGTGATTATAGGATTATTAGTTTGTTTTCTCACACATTTAGCCCTGTGTTTGGTGTCTTTTGCTACTATTATTCACAAATAAACTGGGCAATATTGTGCATTGGAGTGATATTTAATCAGGTTATCAATAGTTTGATTTTGTGTTGCACTCAGTAAATTTAGCTATACATTACAGATTGATGGTGATTTGTTGATGACTCAAATTGGCAAAGTAGTGAGGGGTTTTGGATTACTACCTCCACCTGACTACAGCACTGCATAAGTTCAATTTATAAGGTGGACCAGTTTCATTCAGTTCACAGACTTAATTAATTGAATCATAAAACATTACACACAATCTATCAATGCTCAAGACTATTAATGCTCAAATAAATAAAAAGAGGATAAAGTGCATTCCACACTCTATCCCCTAATTACTCTTGTGCAGTAATATAATCTACTGAAC